TATACATATAGTACATGTCTTTATTTGTTTCTTGGTGTCTTCGCTCCCCACTACACAGAAATGAAAATCGAAATTTCAAAAAGTATTTAAATGACAGATAAAGTTCTATTCTATTCTCATTATATTATTTGATTCTCCTAGGGCGACCAATAAAATAGGACGTCAGTGGGGCCAGCCTAACTCAACAATTTTACAAAATATAGAACAAGTTGATTTTACAGACCTGTTAATTTTACAATATACCTACATTGGACCTGGAGATTGACATGTCAAAAACTAATGTTGATGAAGAGGAAGAGAACGACATTGTTGGTATGTATGAGAGTGGTTTGACTGGCGCGGAGATCGCGCGGGAACTGGGTCGCAACTCCACGACCATCTATTCGGCGCTTAAGCGGCGAGGGGTAATCATGCGCGAGCAGGGGCCTAAGGCCAGCGTGGACTGGGTAGAGGTGTTCTTGAGCTACCAGGAGTATAAGGAGGGCCACCTTGAGCTTCCCGAAGTCTTAAAAGCTCATGGCATTACGCTTGCATCGTTGGAGCATCAGCGTCGCGTGCAGGGCATTGAGACTAAGGCCAACGACTTGGCTCCCCAACGCAAGATGCGTGATGAGATAGCTATTGAGCTGTACAAGGAGGGGCGTAAGATTGCTCAGATCCGAGATATTACTGGGTTGTCGCTGCCGATGCTGTATGAAAAGCTGAAGCAGGCCGGTGTTCCACTACGTCGCAGGGACAAGAAGCTGACTCCTGAGCGCATACTTGGACTTGAGATGATTCGCGAGCGGCTTGCCGCGCGGGCCTTGCTGGCGCCTGCTGACGCTGCTGACACCGACACCGCTGACCCTTTGGTCGTTCCGGTGCGCGCCGACCTGGCCGCTGACCAGGCCGCCGACAAAGAGGCTTTTATAGAGCTGGCCAGAGTGGAGGCGGCGTTGACTGGCGGAGTGGCCGTGGCATCTATTGTGGCCAACGAGACCGACCAGCCCATGTCTATGCCTGCCCAGCTGAGCCTTCCGCTCCTGTAGACAGCTGCTACCAGCTCCAAAATCTAGAGACGGACTCGGTCATTATCATTATGTATCTGTATATAGAGGTATGTATGTTATACATTATATAGTATCGAAGTCTTATGCGTTTTTGGTTGTAGTTGTAGCCCAGGTTGGAGCCAGGTTGCGCTGGCGCCCCCCTCTCTCATGAGCGGCTAAGCTTCTTGTCATCCTCGCTTAACATAGGGACTCTACGCTGTAGGTGTTTGTCGTCTGGACAGGTGATGTAGGTTGGAGAATGGTGAGAGCGCGGTTGTTGTAGTTCAGGTCAGTTGGTAAAAGTAGGCGCCATATGAAGTCATGAACCCCTCATGTTCCCCTCATTTACTCCTCATAATCGAAACTGATAATGATCTCAGAAAGAAGGGCCACGGAGGTGCGGCACCAAAGCCGTTCCAGGATTGGCCCAAACGGAGATTGACATGGCCACAACCGAAACGAAGATGTACAAGATCGCCTTGACCGCCGAGGAAGTCAAGATGGTGGAGGAGTTGATTGGTCGGACGCCCGAACAGGCGTACACGTACGACCCAGAGGCCGCCAAGCGCCAGCGCCAAGTGGCGAAGGTGAAGGCCGACGAGGTCAAGGTGGAGTTGGCTGCCTATAGGGCCGAGGCCGCCGCCCGCCGCCTCGCCTAAGCGGCACGCCGGCACCGAACGCCGGCAACTACAACTACATAACCTTCCCCACCTAACCGCAAACCGGGCGGTTAGGTGGGCGGAGGGTTGGGTAGTTGTCATCCCCAACCGATAGGGTAGGATCAGCCAGGAGCCTAACATGGAAAAGCCAGAACTCGTCTCAGTAAGTAAGCAAGCCCTCGCGGTGGCATGGGTAGTCCTCCGCCGCGATGTCGACGCGCTCGCGTGGCGCCTCCAAGATTGCTCGGCGCAGGGCGAAGAATGCCGCGTGTGCAAAAGCACGCGCACGCTTCTCGTCCAAAGCGAGGCGGCCATGATCGTAATTGGTCACGCCCTCGGCCACCCGGCCACGGCCTCGCCAGCCCGCTAGTCGGCGGCCCTACTACCCCTCGGCCTTTCAGCCGCTGCCCACCCCTTGCGGGCTGGCGAGCAGGCTGGCGAGGCCGAGGGGTAGCTTTCATTTCCTACATAGGGGCCAAACACCCACATAAACCGATGCGCCGAGCCCTCCCCGCTTTGCGGCTCGCGGCTCGCGGCTCCGCAAGAAAGCCCTTAGGCCCCTGTGCTCCTGGTTTTCGGTTGCGTAGAAAGCCTCTCATCAAATTATTACTTTCCCCTAATGTTACCTTAATCTGTAGGCCCTACACTATAGGTAAGTTTAGTTCTGGGCCTACACAGGAGGGCCACTTGATGTCAACACTCTCATCTTTCTCTCTAGCTCCAGGGCCGCGCACCCAGCGCCACGTTGCGCCACATAGCCCGCACGTTATGCCGTATGAGGTCATTCATCGGCCGACGAGTGGGGGAACTTTCAGGTGTGAGATCTGCAAAATCAAGTTCGCCTTAACAGCGCTGGCTAAAGTGAGTGGCGGGCTTGTTGATCCCTCGCACACGGTATGTACCGAGTGTGAGAAAGTGGTACTAGAAGGCGATTGGTCCATCTTCAACCTTCTAGTTAGTAGGTTGTAGGCCCTAAGGAGGCCAACATGCATACTGGGTTAATTCCACTCGAGAAAGACATCCTGAAGCGCATAAAGGGCCTAGCTTCGGTCACGCGCCCGGGCCAGTACGGCGAGGCGGTCGAGGTGGTCAAAGGCGAAATGCGGTGGCGCAATGGTGAAGTGCGCGAGCAGCGCGTGCACACGAGCAAGACGCGCATGGCTAAGTACCTGAAGCTCGCTATTCGGTGGGCGGTGAACGGCGAGGGGAAGTACTCTACGTACTATTTTATCATCGCAGCTCTGAAGAACGCGAGGATCGTGGCGCCAAAGGCCGATCAGGCGAGAGTTGATGCGCTGATCAAATGGGCACGCGGCTGGTACGAGTACAAGGTTCGGACGGCCTCATGAGCATCGAACAAGACCTGACCGACAAAGAGCTCAATCGGCGCATTGAACGCATGGAGAGGCGGCTCGAGGAGCGCGAGCACAAGATCCATGCGGCCCAAGTGGTTGCGGATACAAAGCGCCAAGAGGCGCACATCAAGCGTCAGGCTCAAGCCACCGCTACGCGCCTGAAAGGTGCGAACGCGATGGCTCAATGGTTGATGGATATCAAACGAGAGGACCTGGTTTAATGTCAACGATTAGTGTGTTGTTCTTTGTGGCGCTGGCGATCTTGGTGCTGGCGATCTTGGTGCTTGTGCAATTCGAGGTCTGGGAGGCTGGGGAGGCCGAAGTTGCCCGTGAACGGGCTAAGCTTGAACAGGACCGTCGAGACTGGGAGGCTACCTGGCCGAACGAGAAGTAGCGGTTAGTGAGCCAATCTGCCTACCACAAAGCTTCGTGGTAGGCAGTTGTGGTTACATTAGCTATTGACTAGGAGGTCACAATGAGCGCCTGGCCGAAGCATCTTGAGGACCCGTACGCCTGGAACGAGGCAATCTGTCCAGTAGCGGCCGATTCAGGCTATCGTGGAGGCATGCTCGAGGGCCTCTATGACCTGGGGGCGGGCTTGCGGCTGTTCAGCAAGTCGCTGATTATGACTAACGGTGTGCTAACCGAGCGCACAGCTGACAATAAGCTCAACTTTTGCGAGATCGCGCGGATCGAGTGGCAGCCGGTCGCCTATGGTTTACAGGCCGTAAAGGCTCTACAGATTATCCTGCCATGGGCCTACTACGCTCCGGCGAGCATTGAGTTTCTTACAACTCAATGGGATGGTGACACTTATGTTCACTGCATTACGATCGAGTGGAAGTCGCCGCCTGATAGCGCGTCCTCGCTCGAGTGGAAGTATGGCGTTGACATCTGGGCTTCGACAAGGCATAAGCGCTGAGCGCGGCGATTGTTTCTCATCAAATTCTCATAAACCTCTCATAATCCTTTAATCTGTAGGGATCATACTACTTAATGATGACATTTGCGCCGATCTACTCTACAACTACTCAAGTTCTGCTCTTACGGGCGGGCGCGAGAGTTCAGCCAGAGTAGTGGGTGCGCAATCCTAAAGGAGGACTTGTCATGCCTTATTCTCCGGAAGAAGTGGAACTGCTCGAGACCAGTCTGAGCCTGGCCGAGTCCGCGGCGTATCTGAACATCTCAGAAGGCCGGCAACGCGACCTGTTCCGCCAGGGCGCGATCTCGAACGCCCACAAGGTGGGCGCCTCGCCCGATGGCTCGGGTGGGGAGTGGCGCACCACCGTGCGCTCGCTCGAGGAGTACATCGCGCACAAGGGTGTTCGCGCCCCGAGCGCGCGCGGCGGCACCGTTGTGAAGGTCTCTGGGCTGACCCCCCAGACGAAGGCTGCCCTGGAAGCGTGGGCCAGCCTCAACGAGTGCACCATCGGGCCGGCGTACTACCAGCAGTCTCCTGAGGCGGTGGCCCGTCAGAAGGCCAACAAGGAGGCCAAGCGCGCCGAGACCCAGGCGGCCATGCGCGCGAAGGGCTTGCGCCCCCAGGCTGGCCCCGTCGTCGAAGACGACGACGACTAGTCCGTAAGCGCATAAGCGCATAAGCGCAGAGGCCCAGAGGCCCAGGCCAATAGTATGGTCTGGGCCTCTTCTTTTTAATAGAAGGAGTACACCAATGCTCTATGTGGCATTAAAGTTTGACATAGTAGGGTATCATAGGTGGCCTGAGGCGCCCGAGCGCTACAAGTACCTGGCGAGCCCTCATCGGCACTTGTTCACCTTCGACGTAGAGATTGAAGAGGGCGGCTCACGCGAGATCGAGATCAACGATGCTGCGTCCATCCTGAAGAGGTCATTGTGGCTAGTTTATGGCCGTGGTCAGCCTTTGGCCTTTGAGTTTGATGGCTGCGACTTTCGCAGCCAGTCTTGTGAGCAGTTAGCCGTGCACGTGCTGGGCAGTGTTCTGTCTAAGTGGTCCAACGTTCAGTATGTCAAGGTGGTCGTCCGAGAGGACGGCCTGCAAGGAGGCGGAGTATCGTGGAAAGCCGAGTAGTGCCTACTCGGGCGCTGAATGCAATCGGTAGAGCCATTCAGCGAGCCGCTAGTGCCTTAGAGCGCCTCAAGGTGGATGCGCTGGAGTTTCAGGATCTGCCACCCAGGCTGCGCATTGAGATCATGACCCTAAAGGAGACCGTGGACGACTACGTTCCAGAGGGAGAGACTAATGCCTGAGTTCATCTTTGTGATGTGCGCTATCTGTGGCACCTTTCAGATTCTTCACTGGGTCAAGCGCATCGTGGTAGGCCGGCGTGATACCGGCTACGACTACTACCAGTGCGAGTGTGGGTGTGGTCGGGCACAGCCCGATCCTACGTTCAAGGAGGTCTCCAATGGTTAACCAGCAGGTTCAGTACATGGAGTTGGACTTGGTGACTGACGCACCGGACTTCGAGGTGCACATTGCCGAGGACATGGTGAGGAAGTACTTGGTGCTTGTGGGCTACTCGGTTATTATTAGCACGGTCAAGGCGCTGCCACATGAAGTAGATGTGGAAGTGGCGGTGGCAGGTGTCTAACCCAATGAAGGACCTGGAGAAGGCCAAGAGCGGCGCCGAGTTCATTCGGCTGGCGCTGCGCTCTGAGAATCTCATTGAGCCTCCACGCAAAGCAGGCTCGCATGTGACGTTTACAACGCACCAGGGCAGGGCTACGGTTGCTGATCACAAATACGAGTTTCCACCCTATGTGCGCGCGAAGATCCGCAAAGAGTTCATTGCCATCGGCTTGGTGGGCCTAATCGCCATCATGGTCGTAGGGCTGACACTCTTCGCATGATCATCGCATTCGATCCAGGCGAGACGACAGGTTGGGCTAGTGCGTTTGAACATCACTGGCCCAACCTGTCCTTTGAAACTGGTACCATACGTGGTATTGACGAGCTTATTCGAACCTTTCACGCTAAAGCGTTGGGCCACGGCAGGACAACTGTTATCATCGAACGCTGGCACCTGTTTCCAGGGTCTGCCTTACAAAAAGTTGGCTCGGAGTTCCCAGAGATCCAAGTACTGGGCCAAATCAAGATGCTGTGTCATATGAAGGAGCTGGGTTGGAAGATTCAGGAGCCGTCAGACCAAGCGGCTGCGAAGTGGCCAGAGGCAAAGTTAAACAAGTATGGCTTCAAATCGAGGGGGAAGACAACGCACGAGCGGAGCGCAGTTTGCCATATCCTGTACTACCTGTTGAAGCTAAACAACTCAGGCCTTATCAAGAAGTAGGTATCGCCCGCATGAAAGCGGCGAACACCCTACTCTTTGACGATTGTGGTCTAGGTAAGACCATACAGGCAATCAAGGCCGCAGCTCGTTTTCCCGGACCTAAGCTGGTCATCTGCAACAAGGCGGCCAAGCTTCAATGGGAGGACGCGATCTGGGAAGAGCTGCATACCACAGGTGTTGTTGGTGGAGTTGTAATGTCTACTGGCCAGGCTGGGCGCTTTGAGGGCGCCGAGCGTGCGGCGAAGCTCTTACATACGCGGGCCAACTTTTGGCTAGTTACACATTGGGCTGGGGCGAGGATGGACTACAAGTTTCTAGCCAAAGCCTTCTGGGACGTGATCATAGCTGACGAAGCTCATAAGATACGCAACCGCAAAGCCCAGACGTCTTTGTTTGTGAAGCAGTTCTTGAGCCGACGTAAGATTGCTCTTACGGCTACTCCACAAGAGAAGTCCATAGCCGATATGTGGAGCATCCTTAACTGGCTGGCTCCTACAATGTTTAAGTCTTACTGGCAATTCTTTGAGGAGTACGTTGATTACGATACTCCCATGTACGGCCCGCGGACTGTCCTTGGTACGCGTAAGGACAGGGCCACTCAGATTGGCGAGTTGTTAGCGCCTTATACACTGGGTCGGACCAAAGCAGAGGTGGCCCCAGATCTCCCTCCCTTGATAGAGCCACCAACCAGTGTTGAATTGTACCAGGCCCATCGAGAGCTGTACACCAAGCTGATGAAGGGGAGCCTTACCTTGCCCGGCTCCGATGAGGAGCTCTTCATACCAGGTCAGCTTACTAAACTGCTTAGGGCCCAACAGCTTGCCAGTGACCCAGAGATCTTTGGTATTCATACGCCCAACGTTAAGTGGGACTGGGTGATGGACTTCCTAGAGGGCATACATCCTGATGAGTCGACAATCATTGTCACTAGATTTCGGACGACGGCAATAAGGTTGGCAGCCCACCTTAAAGCCAGTTTGCTAGTGGGCGGCGCAGCCCCTAAGGACTCTCTACCCCCTGTGCTCTTCTTGACCGGAAAAACTCGCGTTCTTGTTGGCACTATTGGGGCCATGAGCGAGAGCTTGAATCTTCAGCGGGCTAAGTACTGCATCTGCTATGATATAACCTGGTCTGCTGGTCAAATGACTCAGGTGCATAACCGCATTCATCGCATGGATATTACTGAGCCTAAGTTCGTGTACAATTTGATAGCTAAAGACACAGTTGATGTTTTGATTCAGCTGGCGTACTTGGAAAAGTGGACCGACCAGAAGCTAGTCAAAGAGTGGCTAGCTCGTGGCGGCGAGTAGGTTTAAGGAGGCGTATGGACCTTAAGAATGTTGAGACTGATAGCAGCATGACGATCGACGAGTTGGTTGACTGGTCACACACGACGGCAATTGAGAAGGGTTGGCACGAGGAGCGTCGCACACCTGGAGATCTCATTGCCCTGTGCCACTCGGAGCTGTCTGAGGTGTTGGAGGAGGTGCGTCGTGGGCATGGTATGAAGGAGATTTACTATGCCGACGCCGCACAACCTGTGATTGGCTTTGACAAGCCTGAGGGCGTGCCGATCGAGTTGGCGGATCTGCTGATGCGGGTCGCCGACATGTGTGGCCTGTATGGCATTGATCTGAACGAGGCCTTGCGCATTAAGTTGGCTTACAACCAGACTCGTGAGTATAGGCACGGGAGTAAGGTGCTATGACAAACGCATTGGCGTTAGCCAAGCTGAAAACGACCCAGGCCGTCGCATGGGCCATCTATTGGGTCGCATCGGCAGCCCGCCACATCGCCTGGAAAGCGGCCCAGGCCGTTGAGGTCATCTATTGGGTCGCATCGGCGGTACGGCGGACCGCATGGAAAGCTGCCCAGGCCGCCGAGGCCGCCTACTGTGAGGTAACCGAAAGGACGAAGCAATGAGCGAAGACGATCTGTTCCTGACCATCGCGGCGCTGAACCTGGACGCGGACGTGAGCGACCGCGCCGCCGCGATGAGCGCCCTGGCGGGCGCGGCGGCCAAGGCCCCACCCGCCCAGCCTACGCTGGACGAGCTGAAAGAAGCCCAGGTCGAAGCTTGGAAAGCCTATTGGGTCGCAGCTGCGGCCCAGAAAACAGCATGGGCAGCAGCCAACGCCGCCGACGACGCCTGGAACAAAGCATGGTCCGCATACCTTACCGCCGACGACAGCACCCGCGCCGCCCTCAACGCCGCCCTCAACTCCGCCTATGACGTCACCGACGCCGAGGTGTCCCAATGACAGATCAGACGGCATACCCGAGACGAGAGGTTCACATTACCGACTTGACAACGTTCAAGCGGTGTCGTCGTTTGTGGGATTACACCTCCCACATGCGTCAGAATCTTCAACGGAAGGCCCCCGTGCTTCCATTCTTTAGTGGGTCTGGCGGCCACGAGGCGCTTCAGGTCAAGTACGAAACTGGTCGGCATGCTGGCGATCACTTTACTCAGTACGCCAACAAGGAGCGTACACGGCTCGAGCGGACCTTAGGGCCGTTGTGGCCTGGTCAGGAAGTGGCCTTTGAGGAGCAAGTAGCCTTGATGGTCGACGTGCTGAGCCACTACGAGATCTGGGTGGCGAGTGACAAGTCAGTCAATGGCGATCACAACCTGGACTTCTTGGCCTTGGAGCATCGGGGGAAGGTTCCCCTGTTTCCACTGGCAGATCCGGGCCTACCGCAGTATGACGTCGACTACGGCTTTACGTTCGACGGTGTGGTCAAGCGCAAGAGTGATGGGTCAACATGGCTGTTTGAAACCAAGACTTGTCGCTCGATCGAGGAGCGCAAGAAGCTCTTAGCCAACGACGAGCAGTCGGCCATGTACATCTACGCGGCTGAGAAGTTGCTCGGCATTCGGATTGACGGGGTGCTGTATAACCTCCTGCGCAAGAAGGCGCCTACGGTGGCGCAGCCACTTGTGCGCGCTGAGCTGATTGGTGGGCACATGGTTCATCCACTGAGCCAGGCAAAGGCCACAGATACTACGTTCGAGTACTACAAGGCCCAGCTTCGATCTGAGTCTGACAAGGACGAAACGTTGTACAAAGCTCTCATTGAGTACCACAAGGCGATGTTGGAGCATTTGTGGCAGAAGGGTAATACGTTCTTTGAGCGCTATGAGCTGCGCAAGCCCCGCGCCGTGGTTGATAACGTGGTGCATTACACGCGGTTAGCCGCGCTCGAGGCGCTTAATCCGGATGTGTGGATCTACCCTAACGGTGGCCAACTGCATTGCACCTATTGCCAGTTCCGCGCACCGTGCTTGATGGAGGACGCAGGAGCTGATACCTCGGAGCTTCTGCTTGAGGAGTACGAGCGGCGTCAGCCGAGGCAAGATCTCAAACTGGAGGACTTATAATGTCTAAGATGGCAAGTGGGCCTGTAGAGGCTGCCGCCTATACGGCGCTTAAGTTTGTAGCGTGGCTCTTGGTTGGCGCCGCCTGCGGTATCGCGGTTACGGTCCTACTTCTGCGATGAAGCTCATCAAGGACCTTACCAACGAGCGGCTGCGCTTGATTGCATACGGCAAGGCGGGTACGGGCAAGACGAAGTTCGTAGGCTCGGCGGCTATGTGCTCTGTAACTGCGCCAGCGCTGCTGGTGACCCTGGGCGGCAATCCGGTGTCGTTGAAGGACAACGCCACACTGCCTACGATCGTGGAGCTTGAGACGCTGAAGGACTTCAACAGCATCTACGAGTTCTTGGCTGGCGGCCAGACGGACGCACATCCACTGCACAAGGCTCTGGGACTAGCTGATGGAGTGCAGTTTAAGACCTTGATCGTGGATGGGGCCTCGTATGTGCAACAGAAGGTGATGCAGGTGATCACTGGCCACACGCCGCAATCAGCGGACTTTAGTAGAACTGAGGGCGGCACTGAGATTGGGGACTACAAGGAGAACGTATCCTGGTGGAATGACTGGGCTGGGTTCTTTTTTGGCCTGGCTGATCGAGGTAACAAGTCCCCTATCCACGTGATGATAACGGCGCTGGAGCGTGAGCCTGCCATGGATGTGCGCTCGATGAAGGCGCGGGCTGAGGGCGTCAAAGGGCCACCCATGTCGTCGCAGGTGTTTCGACCCATGTTCTACGGTCAGGCCAGCGCGATCGTGGAGGGGTACGCCTACATCACGGCGCGTATGATCTCGGCCGATCGAGTATCTGCGCTCGAGGTGGCCGACATGAACAAGGCCTTGAAAGCTGAGGGGGACGGCTTGGCCATCAAGCGTGCTGAGGCTTGGAACATTGCTATGTTTACTGCTGGTCCGGACTATGTTGCGAAGGACCAATACTTGAGGCTCCCGTCGTATCTGCCTGATCCCACGATCCAGCAGATTTGCGACTACGTCTATAGGGCGACTGATAAGCCGAACACCTAGTAAGCGAAAGGGTAATAACATGTCTGATGCTTCGATCGTGATTGACTTCAGCGGCATGAAGAAGTTTGCCGACTTGAAGGAGGGTTGGGTGTCCCACACCTACCCTGGTGGCAAGGCCGTGCTGACCTCGGCCGCTGCGCAGGTGAGCTCGAAGGGCAACAAGATGATCGCCATTCAGTGGACGCTTGACGTGGATGGCGAAGGTCCTGGCCACGGCGCGAGGATTTACGACAACATCATGCTCGAGGGTGGTGGCGTCGGGATCTCGATGAACAAGCTGGCCGCCCTGGGCCTGGCGACGAAGGACGGCCTGCCCGATGAAGATGGCGACCCCACCTGGAGGGTTCAGGAGTTCGTGACCGACGACCTGATCGGTCGTGAGGTCGATCTGAAGTTGGCGCTGAAGACCCCTGACGAGCAGGGTCGGCGCTTCGCTGAGGCCAAGGGTGTGCGCGCCCTGGCCGAGATGGATCTGAGCTAGCTAACTACTAGCCGTGGGAGCGAGGAGGTGGGTTGCCCTAGCCCACCTCCTCAACTCGTCTACTTTTATGGGACATCCTCATGTTTGACATTATCTTCGCCGAAGCCCCAGAAGGGTTCGTTGAAGTAGGCCAGCCTGGTGGAATGCGGCTTGTTACACCTGCTCAGTTGATTGCAACAAAGGCGTGGCCTCAAGACCATGACTTGTATTACTCACCAACCTTGCGCAGGGATGGGAGTGGCGAGAAGAGTAGTGTAATAGCTGGTCGAGTGATCTGGGCAGATGTGGACTTGCCAGACACTCAAAGCCTGAAAACGCTTGCCTATCGTAAGCCACCTAAGCCCATCATGCCACCTTCGCTTATCGTATATAGTGGGTGGGGATGGCACTATTATTGGGTGCTTGATAAGTGGCTTGATGATGTTGAGATGCTTGAGACTTTAAACAAGTTGATGGGAGACGATATAGATGCTGACCATTGCTGGAATGCCAATCGGATCCTCAGAGTTCCCGGATCAGTCAATCATAAACATGGAAGTCCTTTGGAGTGTAGAGTTATTGAGGCCTCATCTATTACATATAGCGCCTCAGAACTCTTGGCTTATAAGTCGCTCGCAAAGAAGACTAAGCACAAGGTTCGTACAGGTGAGAGCCGAGGATATCCTACAAGAAGTGAGCGCGATTTTGCCGTTGTACGAGAGCTCCTCACCGCAGGCCTTAGCCAAGATCTGGTTAGGAGTATATTTCAGTATCACGCCGTGGGAGACAGCTACCGAGACCGTGGAGAGGGTGGAGCTAAATATTTGGAACGTACCATGGCAGCGGCTGCACCTGAGGCGGATCGTAAAGCTGTCGAGACTTCTGAGCTGGATGAGCGAGAAGACGGGTATTACATTGTTAAAGGGCGTGCCTCTCGCAGGGTCAGCACCTTTGTCCTCAATCCTACCCTACTTCTACAAGGCGAGGAGCAAGACGCAGTCCAATGTGATGTACGTGCGGGCGGGTTTGAATGGAAGAGCGTAACCTTTACACGTACCGCGTTCAATGGTCGGCCACAGATGGACAAAGAGACTCGGCTGGCATCTTGGCAATGGCTTGGGAGAGATGATGACGTCCGTATCCTACTTCCACACTTACTCGCTAAGCTTGAGTCCATCGGATTTCCTCATATCCGAGCCACCTCCGTGCTTGGTCTTCATGTACAGAGTGGAGCTTCATGGTTTGTCGGTGACAAAAGCACCCTTGGAGTCGATGGGCCACGTGGGTCCAGTGATGCGCCTTTGGTCTATTTGGAGACCAGACGGGAACATGCTAAGCTTGGGTTTGACGGAGGTGCTACTAGTCTCACCGAAGTCGAAGGGGCCAGTTTACATACTATTGCCAGTCTTCTGCCTAGCCTTAATGCCCCTGCCTCAATTTGGCCAACTCTGGGCTGGTATTTCGCCACGCCTTTCAAGCCTGCTATCGAAGCATGCGGTTTCAGATTCCCAATCCTCAACATTTTCGGAACCAAAGGCTCTGGCAAAACTACTAGCATACTCCGAGTGTTTCTACCACTCCTTGGACAGCTAGAGCCTAAGACCTATGACGCTATGACTACCAAGTTTGTGATCCTATCACTGATGGGGTCAAGCAATGCGGTACCTGTTGCCTTCTCAGAGTTTAGACAGGCCACGGCAAACGCCTTCATTAGGTTCATTCTGCTGTCATACGATACGGGCCACGACCCTAGAGGCCGAGCCGATCAGACGACACAGGACTATCCCTTGAGCGCCCCATTCTCCATTGATGGCGAGGATGCGATTGATGACCCGGCTTGTAAAGAGCGCATGATTGCGATAGACTACCATCCAGACAATGTGGCGGAGGGCTCAGACGCATGGATAGCCTACCAGAGATTACGGACATTGACGGCTTCGTTTCAGCTGTTCGCGACTTTCTACTTACAATACTGCCTCCAGATGCTGAACTCGAAGGAGTTGGCATTAGCGCTGTCCAAAGCTCGGGAGGTCGTATTACTCGCCTTTCCACAAGGCCTGCCGGATCGGGTGCGCAACAATTTATCGGTGTGTTGGTTTGGGATATCGACATTCTGCACATGTTGGAATGTAGAGCTGCCCGACCCGAGAGTGGCATTAACTGGGGTGTTGAACAACGTGTTCTCGAATCAGATGGGGCGAGTGCTGACGGCGGCGGATGAGTTCGTAACTGACCTAGTGAACCACTTGGCAACTCATCAGGGAAGAATACGCTGGGCGCCTCAGGAGCATGAGGTGTGGTTCCAAATGACCCCAGCCTACAATTGGTGGGTGCAGCACAAGCGGCGCTCAGGTAGTCCAGCTTTGGGCAAGGACGCCATTAGGGCCCAACTAGCTGAGGCGTCCTACTCTCTGACGCCAACCGTACGTGACTCAGTAATGATGTACGGCATTGACTTGGTTAAGGCGCAGGCTGGTGGGCTGGACCTTCCTAACCTGCTGGACATGAGAAAGATCACACAGGAGTTCTAATGACAATCGTTCGGATCGAGAAGGATTTCAAGTTCGAGGCGGCGCATCAGCTTCAAGGCCATCCAGGTAAGTGTCAATGGCTTCATGGCCACAGCTATCGCGTGACCGTGTGGATCAAGGGCACGCTTAGCGAGGAAACGGGAATGCTGATGGACTACGATGAGCTGAAAGAGACCTGCCAGCCAGTGATCGATGAGATGGATCATACGTACTTGGCTGAAGGCTCGGAGGACTTGATCTGGGGACGTGATCTGCCATTGTTGACTCTTTTGGGCATTCGCGTCTATTCTGTGGGCATGCGTACCACGGCCGAGAACATAGCCAGCTATCTGGCTCGTAAGTGGGAGGACGCTTTCCTGACCTTTGAACAGTTGCAGCTGTTTGGTGTGGTGGTCCACGAGACGGCTACCTCCTCGGCCGAGTACATTGTGGACTTGAGGCCTCTGTTGGGGCTTCGGCCCATTTACCATACGTCGTGAGCGACCCTGTTAAGGCTCCGGCCCACTATACAAAGGGTGCGATTGAGGTTAAGTGCTTCATTGTTGATCAAGGCCTGCCCTGGACCATAGGTAATGCCATTAAGTACCTATGCCGTTATCGCTGGAAAGGCGAAGCCATCCAGGACCTGGAGAAAGCCAAAGAGTACATCGACATGCAAATTCAGTTAGAGAGGGAGGCCCAACGTGGACACAGAGAAACGCTACCCCATTAGTGAAGTTTTCGGTCCAACTATGCAAGGGGAGGGGCCGCTGATTGGCACTAAGACCTACTTCGTGCGGTTTGCCGGCTGTGATTATGACTGCTCTTGGTGCGACACCAAGTACGCTGTGTTGCCCAAGTATCCTGGTTGGTCGCGCACTATGATGACTCTTCAAGAGATCGTAGTTAAGCTTGGGGCATTAGGCATCAAGTCTGATGAGTGGATTACCTTGTCAGGCGGCAACCCAGCCCTGTTCGTTGACATGGAGTTTATGAGGCTTGGTGAAACCTACAAGCTCGCCATGGAGACTCAGGGCTCTAAGACCATGCCAGATGGTGTAGCTGGTGCGTTGGACTGTCTCATCATTTCGCCCAAGCCGCCATCAAGTGGCATGGATATGCGCTATGACTCTGATCCCGTGCAGGCGCTGCTTAGCGAGCGAGACCTGGAGGAGATAGACAAGATTACTGCCTTAAAGTTCGTGGTGTTTGACGAGGTCGATCTGGAGTGGGTCATTGAGACGTCGGACGATCTGGATGAGCCCTCGGTTAAGCACTACTTGTCGATTGGTACGCCCTTGAATGCTGGTGTGGGCGTGCGTGATATTATCTTGGACGATCTGGCCAGGTGGGTTGAGGTGCTAACGCATGACCCTCGGCTGGCCAACTGGACCATCTTGCCACAACTTCACACTTTGCTGTGGGGCCAGAAGAGGGGAGTATAATGCCTAAACATAAGAGGTATGACCCGACCAACGTTGGTCAGTTCGAGGCCATTCTAGATGATGTCCTGCGCGAGGTCAAGTGGGATGATTCTAGTCGGCGCACGTCCGAGCGGTTCTTAGACTATCTGAGTGAGTTCCTGCCAACCGTGCGGCCGCCTATGACCGTCTTTGACACACGTGATAATCAACTGGTGGTGGCTTCGCCGATTCAGTTCTCCAGTATGTGCCAACACCATCTGCTTCCCTTCCTGGGACATGCACATGTGGGCTACGTCTCGGATGGTAAGATCATTGGCTTGTCGAAGATTCCTCGTCTGGTTGAGTGGGTGGCACGACGCCCCTCCACCCAGGAGGCCATGACTACCATGATTGTGGATGAGCTGAAAACGCTGCTTAAGCCTAAGGGTGTGCACGTGGTCATCGAGGCCGTACACACCTGTGCCTGTGCCCGCGGCATTCGCAAGGTGGGTATGTCTATGAAGACTAGCCTGCCGACTGGTGTGTTCCGCGACAATGCGGTTACGCGTCAGGAGTTTCTGTCCTTGATCGATCTGCAGGGAGCGAAATAGTCATGAAGCTCGCAATCATTTCTACACCTGACCTGTTGAAGTATTCACTCGCCTCAGACTATCACCTGTGCCTAGCTCGTCAGGTACTAGCCAACCCTAAGTATGCCAACTTCTATCGGGAACTCTCAGCTGCTGGCCAATTCGTGATCATGGACAATGGCGCTGCCGAGGAGGGTACGTTGGAGCCTGATCAGTTATGGGCGGCGGCGAGGTGGGTGAAGCCAAATGAGGTGGTGATGCCTGACGTGGTTAACGACTACGAGGGAACTTGTGCCTTGGTTGGCACGTATAGGGATTGTCCTCAGCCGAGTATGGTAGTGCCTCAGGGCCTTAACGTGCGAGAGTGGCTTAACTGTTTGATGCTCTTTAGTGCTCAGGCCAGCTTTGTGTCGGTTGGAATCTCAAAGTACTCTCCTGTTGAGCGGCGTAAGATACTGCAGGAGATTGAGATTGAAGGCCTGACCAGGGAGTGGGAGTATCACCTCTTGGGGGTGCAGCATGACCCACAGGAGATTAAACGATTGTCGTTGGCCTTTCCTTGGATACGTGGAGTGGACACAGGCGCGGCTCAGGCGTACGCTCAAAACTACTGCTCGGTGGCCGAGTATGGCTTAATCGGCCATGTAAGCCTGCGCTGGGAAGACTCCAACACTGACGACTCGCGCATGCTGGCCTACTTAAAAGCCAACATTGAGACGTTGAAGCTGTGGGCCAATGCATATTAGTCTAACTGACCAGGAGACTGGCAAGTCGATTACGGTGTGTGTGGACCGCCATACTCGGTCTGCACGTATCTTGGCCTGGGATAGGTCGCTGATTGAGCCCATGATGCAAATGGTTGCCGCTCTGGGCGTAGAAGAGATCTCCGTGGAGTCGAGGGAGCTGCAAGATATGGGCTTTGTCGATCTCCGCTTTATTACAGTAAGGAGGCTAAATGTCAAACCAGGCGAAAGCACCACACGCGCTCTGCTCGATATGCCCCCTACTTAAGGCTCAAGGCCCCGTGCTGGGCCATGGACCTTCCAACCCTAAGCTGGTGATCGTTGGAGAAGCACCCGGAGGCCAGGAAGTGCGGTCTGGGGTTCCCTTCATCGGTCCGAGCGGGCAGCTCCTGGACGCTGCGCTATCTGCCGTAGGCGTGGAACCTAGTGCAACCTATAGAACCAACGTAGTGTTGTGCCGGCCACCTAGCAACAGACCTCCCTCTGATCAAGAGATAGCCTGCTGCAGGCCCCGCCTTCTCGTGGAGTTGCGTGAGCGTCCAGGAGCTGTTGTCACGATGGGAGCTACAGCGGCTAAGGCCCTAGGTTCAACTAAGGGCATACTGGCCATACGTGGCGCCTGGGCTAATGCTCCTGGCTTGGATGGTAGGGCGTATTTGCCTACCCTACATCCAGCCTTTGTGCTGCGCCAGCCGGCGGCCCTGGTGGACATGATTAACGATCTCGAGAAGGCCCTAGTCGAACGGGCTACGCCTGTGCCACCGTTCAAGCCCACGATCATTGACACTGTTTGGCAGATGGAGCTGGCGCCTGGAGCTCAATTAGTCTATGATGTAGAGACTGACGCGCAAGGGGATCTGCTGTCAATTAATCTAGCCTGGGGACCAAACATCTCTGACACTTGTGTATTGGTGGGCGACGCCATTAAGGCTCTTCAAAAGCTTGATCGGCTTCATCGGTCTGGTGTGCAGTACATTGCGCACAATGGAAAGTTTGATGTAGAGGCCTTACATAGGGCAGGTATCGAGGCGCGCTTGGACTTTGATACCATGTTGGCCCACTACGCGCTAGATGAGCGCAAAGGAGGCAGCAATGTTGAAGGGCAGTTTCAACGAGGAGTTCACGGACTTAAAGTCCTCGCCAGTCAGTACTTCGACTCAGGTAACTACGATGCTGAGGCCGATCAATTGGCCAAAGCGCGACCAAGGGGCAAAGCTGGCGAGGGAATGCCAAGCTACGATATGGCGCGCGTACCACTTAACCTTCTCGCTACCTACGGAACTCTCGATGCTCATTACACGTGGCGACTGAAGCAGCTCTTTGAGGTTCGTCTACGCGAAGTGGGCATCTACGACAACCTGTTTCAGGCTTTGTTGATGCCCGCATCGGAGGCGTTCACCATCGTTGAGATACGTGGCATGTACATTGATCGTCCAGCGCTCAACGCGCTTAAAGCACGCTGGGAGTTGGAGATTGAAGACATCCACGACGATCTGTGCGTACTTGGAGGGGAGTACTTTAATCCACGTGCGCCGGCTCAGGTAGCCCGTATCCTGTATGATAAGCTTAAGCTGCCTACGCCGCCTAAGCGCGCTCAGATTGGCTCATCGTTTAAGGGCGGAGGGGAGCGCAGTACCGATAAAACGGCACTTACGCTGATTCAAACGCTGCATCCAATCGTAAAGAAGATGTTGCTGTACCGGCGAGTGCAGAAGTTGTTGTCGGCGTATGTCGAGGCTATCTATTCACATCTCAGTGCTGACTCGAGGATACGTACCAACAACAAGGTGCATGGTACTGAGGTGGGTCGTATCCAGTCCGAGGATCCGTCATTACATAATCTACCACGCGCAGACGATAAGGAGGAGGGCCAGTATGGCAAGGCCATTCGTGATCTGTTTGCCGCAACGCCCGGCTATCTTTTCGGAGCTGGAGATCTATCCCAAGCTGAGCTACGAGTGGCGGCGTTTCTATCTCGAGATCTTGTGCTTATGCAGGCATTCAAGGACGGTGGCGATCCACACAGCAATGTGGCAAAGCGCGTCTTTGGAGAGGGCTCCGGCGAGGAAGAGCGCTACGTGGCTAAGGCAATTAACTTTGGTGTGCTCTACGGTGGCAAAAAGAAAACTCTTGTGGCTCGTGTCATGGATCTGCGTGGTTTTCGCCCCTCCATGGTGGCTAATCCGCGTGAGGTAGACGACATTGTCCAGAACTACATGGACACCATGACGCGCCTATTCGAGTGGCGCGAAGAGCAGTTCCAGCGAGCGCGCAAGGACGGGTACGTGGAGACGTTGATGGGCCGCCGTCGGCGCTTTATGTTCATCAATGACGAGAACGAGGATGAGGTGCGTAAGGCGTGCGTACATGCGCAGGTAGCCGGCCTGGCTTCAGACATCAACACACTTGCCTTTGCTCGACTAACTAAGGAAGGGTATCGTACACTGCTCACCGTTCATGACTCGATCCTGTTCGAGGCGCCCATCGCCGACATTAAGCCAGTTTCGCAATATGTTGTGCAGTGTATGATGGATGAGTGGAACAAGTGGATTACAGACGTGCCTGGGGCCGCTGATGTAAAGGTGGGAGAGCGGTGGGGGAGCCTTGCCAAGCTCAAGTAGAAGTGTGCGCAGTAGCGAGTTGACAGAGGCCAAGCTAAAAGCGGCTGCCGAGCTGTTCAATCTAATAGGCCACGTTTACCTAGTTAGAGTGGGCAAGTACTCCTACTATCGCTTACAGGCCTATACTACGGAGCTGATCGAGCAGCAATTGTTGGTCGATATGTTGGGCGGCCGAATGATCAAGCACATGGGGCGGCTGCATATGTGGGAGTGCTCCAACAAGCTTGGCGTGTTTGCAGCCTGCACCAAGCTTATACCACACCTAACTAATGTTGAGTTGTTAGCCCTCGCCCAGAAAGCCCTCAAAGCTACTACCCCTCGCACAAACGATCCCCAAGCCCGTGCTGCGGCTCTCAAGGCGCAGTTGGCAAAGCTTCGCGGCTAGCGGATCCGATAGCCGCATGTAAAGTAGTACTGCCGGTTGGCGGTGTCAGCCGTGATAAATTCCATCACGACGCGGTCGTTGGCAACGTCGCCAAAGATCATTCCGCCCTGTCCAGCCACTTCGCCACAGAAGACCACGCCGCCGACATCTTCCGTTGCGGTGAAGTTGGACGCAATCGGCAGGGACATGCCCAGCCGAACAAGTCCGCCCGCCGTTGGGTCAATATTAACGCGCCCCGCTACAAACACCTCATTGCCCACCCGCATGTAGTGGGTCACGTACGCGGTACTGGCAGCGATGTTGGTCGTGTTGGTCAGCGTCGGCGTATAGGTGCCGCTAAGGACGTTGGCGGCGGTTAGGTTGCCACTGTTGTCGATCCAGAGATGTGTACCAGCTTCTTTGGCGCCGCTTCCCCCAATCTGAACCTTAGGTGCTAAGCCGCCGCCGGCTTGAATGAAGAAGACGGCATCCACTCCAAGGCGCCAGCTCCCTCCACCATCTTTTGACAGCACAAAATTGCCAGGCAGATATAAATACTCGTACCACTGGGCGCCTCCAAGCCCGTTGGACTGCAAGATTGTACGAGCTGGAATTTCGCCATCCAGGCCTAGCCGGCGAACTATATCGTTTAGGCGCTCGATTTCTGCGCCCAACTCAGCATTACTTTTGGGCATCTAAATCCTCCTGAGGGCTTAGGGGACGGGGCTTAGAACCGGCTACGCGGGATCGTACGGGGCGCCAGGGTAGGGGCGGGGTTTTAACGGCCGGTTCGGGGAGCACAGGGGGATGGGGCGCCTCCTGCGGAGCTGCAGGGAGGGGTCGCCAGAAAAATCCCAGTAGGGCTCCGAACACCAGGCCCTGTGCCAGGCCAAACAAGAGCGCCACGCCAATTGCGATGATTGTAGTAATATCCATACCCTCTCCTATGCTGTCTCGCCCACTCTAAACCTCGCCCACCAGAAACGCCACTTCTTCCAGTATCGGAACTCGTTTGGATAGGCTCCTGATGCGTGTTGTGCCGCCCAGTACCCCTCCCCTTGATCGTTGCCAGCCCACCACCAACTTACAATCGGATCCTCGTCAAACAGATCTGTCAACGAGGCAAGATAGTCTTGCCACTGTTGACTGTATAGTGTAATCTGATCTAGATACTCAATGTCAAAGGCGCCAGTGTCGAATAGTGGCCCATAGACTGTCTTGAACTTTGTTGGTGAGTTGGGGTTCCAACTTGCCAACGGCTTAAGGCGTGGAGCTGTACCAGCTGGACGACGCTTGGCGAATTTGGTACGTTGAACCTTAGGTCTGGCCTTGATGCGAGCAATGATAGGGGCTGTAGGCCTAAAGGGTCGCTCGCCAACTGCTCGGAACGTGCCAGTATGGACTGGATTGATAAGCTCTGGCGCATTGCGATCGAGAGCGTCTACTACGTTGGCTACGATTTCTAAGTCTGTAATGAAGATCATGCGCCAGCCAGCGGCGGTTAGCTGACTCGCGCGGTAGTAATCAAGCTCGTACTTACCTGGCCGTGAATGCCAATACACACCCTGTACATCGATAATGATGTTGTAGTCTGGAAGTATGAAGTCTGGACGATACCGTTCAGTGTCATCTGGCGTGAACGGTAAGTCTCCAAAGTAGTGCGAGAAGTAGAAATTTATACGTCGCTTAGCCAGTTCATTGAACAACATCTTCTCAGGCAGTGTGCCTATTACGTCTGGAAAGTAGTCTATGTATGTGGGACCAGTGTCGCCTTGCCAAACGTTAGGCGGTCTAGTCTTTAGCCGATCCCAATAGCGTCTGTCAAGTAGGTATCGAGGCATCTATACCTGCTCGATAATGATTGGTATACTGGCCTCGGGGGCGGCCGCGACACCAAGCGTATTGTCGAAGGTCATAATTGGGATCTGTGCGCCAGGCTCACCCAACAAGATTTTTGCACGGCGCGTATGGCCCACAGGCGGCGGCCAGGGAAGCTCGACCACGTAGGGCTTGTTGGCGCCTATCATGGAGAAGGCTGCAGCAGCTATGCCTTGTGCGTTGTTCTCAATTGAACCGTCTAGAAGCTTAATGTTGTTGATGGCCTGTGCTGCAAATGAGATGCGCAACAGGTTGGCATCTGGTCCCACAGGCATATATTTAAGCCTAAACTTTTTAAGCTCTGGCCTGGAGCTGCCACCAGCTACAGCAACAAATTTGAGCATCATAGTTCTAGATATGATATCATTGGGAAACAGTAACTCGGCACGATTAGCCGCGCTATTAGTAATAGTGCCTAACAGTTGCCAAGGCTGAGCCTCTAACTGCTCAGCACCAACGTTGTTGGCCACGCCAGGCTCTGATACTTCATATAGGCGGAATTGCCAGTTATAGCTGCCAGTACTTGCTTCAGCTCGTACCCAGTAAGCAGTAATTCCATTGACTGTTGAAGGCGCCCAATCGTCCGGAGGTACCCAAGACAGTTGTTGGGGCGCTGCAAAATACCAAGTAGTAGTTCCGTCACTTTGTGGCGGAGCATTAATCATGGGCAGAATTCTCCAAGCTGCTCCATTCCAGTAAGTTCGTGGGCCTCCAAAGTACCAACCCTTACCTTGTCCAACAATGTCCACGTAGATTGATGAAATAGGCTCACTAAATCCAAAGGATATTTTGGCTGACAGTGCGGTAAAGGTCATTAAAGTTGAAGCGCCATCTGGACCTCCACCACCATCTGTGGCCTCACTGGTTAGATTTGTAAAGACACCAGTAGTAGTCTCAGCTAAGACACCAACTATTCGAGAGCTGGTCTTAATCTCTGGCAAAAAGTAGACTTGAAATCTGTCAGTCGGACTGTTGAGATTGTAATCAATTACGGCTGAGTGCCAATATTTGTCTAGATCTGGATAGCCCATGGTCAACTCTGAGGTGATCATATAGGCTCGTCCGCCCTTATGGAAGTTTGGAACGATCTGGGCGTTGCTAGGAAGCAGTTTATTTATTGACGCAATAGGCGAGTGTGTTTGAGCTGTGACTGTAAGATACATAGGACTGAGCCATAAAGCCCCCCCTGCTGCGTTTATAGATGTGGGCCCGTGTGGTCCAACGTTTACCCGGTATGAGATCTCACGAGAGCGAAGCCATTCACGTACACTGCCATTTTCTGGATTGAAGATAAAGATTCTTGTATCATAGCCCTGCGTATGATACATAACATACAGCTCTTCGTCTGTTACCTCACCAGATAGTACTACTCCAGCAACAAGTGGCCAGTCCAGCTTTTCAACGGTGCTGGCACTTGACAGACGATAGATGGCTCTTCCGATGTTGAAGTAAAGATCCCCACGAAGTACCTTCATGAAGGCGAAATTGGAGGGGTCAATCGAGTGTGGCCATCCCTGAACTAAGTAGATGCGTCCAGCATCGTAGGCGTATAAGCCATCAGGTTTGCCCATCAGGATCTTGCCAGCAAATGTAACTGTTGTTGTAACACCGTAAGTAGAGTCGCCAACGTCTTGATAGGCTCCCCAGAGCCCTGTAGCCGGATCTAAGTAGGCCAATTTATTGACGTTTGTGCGCCAGATACGATTGTCAAAGGTTTCAACCAGATCGGTTATGGTAGAGTAGGCTGGTGTGTGCCAATAAGCTGGAGCTGCTCCGTCTGTTGACCCAAAAGCTCGAAGCCCTTGAGCTCCTACAGACACAATTAGTTGAGTGGAGTGCATTACTGCAGACAAAATAGCCGCACTGGCAATGTTTGTGGCTAGTACTACCCATAGACTTTTGTAGTAGTCAGTTGGTGAACCTCGCCATGGTACGTCATTAGGGGACATGGGACCTGAGGGCCTTCCACGATACACTCCAGAATTGCCTAGCCAATCACCTTGTGTAAGATTGTTAGTGTACAAAGCGGCAAATTGATTATGAACTAGTAGTGGCCTATTGGAGTATAAAAATACGAAGGCTGGAAACCTACTAGTAAACAGACTGGGTAATGGCGACTGCACACTAGTTTGAGTGGGCATAACTGCTGGAGCTAAAATGTTGGCCCAGCGTACAGGATCTTTTAGAGTTTCGTTGGACACTAACCCCTTTGTAGCGCCACCTAGAACTTCGCCAACTCGTTGGCCAGGCGTGCCAATATCCATGAATAGGCTTTCGGCAAAGCGATTGTTGCCTGAGTCTTTGTTCCAGTAATATTGTCCCGAACCTCCTGAGAAGTCGTCTTGGACAAATGACCACCAAGTGCCGTAGTCTAGGCCTCGTGGATCGCCTACAGCCAAACGGGGGATCAGATTGGGCTTCTTGCTGACACGGTAGGTACCAGGCGTGACAATGACGCCCACTCTGGTCATAGTATCTAGATGGAGCACTACGTGGTGGGTAACGCCTACGCGAGGATTGTTTGTCATGAGCGCCTAATCCGCGAGCGAGCCGTGGTGGGTTGGGGTGGCGTCTTGATGCGACGATATGCGCGATCGGCTTTGTCTTCGAAGGCTCGTGACATGGTCAGTAGATCCTCAACGGACATTTGCTGTTCACTAGCAATGGCCGTATATTGATTATACAGCGCTCGGCCACGCACCCAGAACTCATACATGGAGGCCTGTGCCTTAGCCATGATTACTGGCATGGCGTTAGGAGGGGCCTCGAACACGGCTGAGATGATTGCGCCAGGCCCCCAAATGCTTGCCTGGTGGCCGCCTAAGCCACGACGTAGGCCTGTGAACCCTGTTGGCAGGGCAACTTCATAGCCTACAAACTCGCGGTTGTCTGTGGTACTTAGTGGGCTGGTAACCTCGAAGAAGCCGGGACTTGGCCACCAAGCCGCTGGCGTACCTCCCGTAGTACTGACCGTAGTAACACCTTTGCCTAGAGAGTTAACCACGGCTAGGTCGGGCGGCAAAATGCGCTTCTGGGCCTTGGTCTCGTAGATGACATTGGCCCGTAGAAGTGGAGTTAGATAGGAGCCAAACGCACCATTGGGTACGCCATCAACATACAGTAGGTTAGTTTGGGGAGTGGGAACATGACGCCAGCCATTAAGCTGTTTGGAGCCGCCTAAGGTAGAGGCCTGAGGCTCGATCCTAATGATGCGCCCCACGTCCATTGGCAGCGCAACTACCTGTGTGGTTGTAGCCAGCAGTAGGCTGGTGTAAACCTGTTGGACTGTAAACTCATAGGTGCCAATCGCATCGTTGATGGCACGATTGGCACGTTCTGCAATCAGCACGCCGGAGTTCCACAGCGAGGTCGAGGTGGCCTCGAGACGTACTCCAACTAGATCGTAGCGGAGTTGTCGTAGGGAGATCATGGACACGCCTTAGCCTGAGAAGCACCAGTTGATTTGAGCTGAGGTTCCGATAGGAGCCAGGAAGAAAAGCGTGTTAATAGAGGGGTGGAGTGGCAGCCAATACTCAACCCCAGCGGCTAGAACGGCCGCCGACCCGTCATTAACTGGAGGCAGATTGGGCCGAAAGAGAAGAGGGCCGCCAGGTCGAATGTTAACCTGAGTGGGATGCACACCCGTGAAGAGCATATTACCCCGAGCAACTGCCGCCTCTACCGAATTGACTTGGGGCCAGACCGCGATTGGTACGGCCACAGTGCTGACGCTTAGTGGCTGACCGATCATGTCGTAGATGACGCCAGCGCCGATGAATTGTGCTTGACCTAATGAGAGTGTAGGCATTGCTTACTCCTGGCTCTAGCCAATGGGCTGAGAGCTAATAAGGGATACCGGCGAGCTCGATCTCTTTGATCAAGTTGTCGCGAAACTCCTTGATCTGCAGTGAAGTAAGATGGCTGGTGGAGACCAAAACTTGGGCACTGTCACGTGGCCCCTTGTAGAAGGTCTCCTCTGGCCATATCTCCTCAAACTTAAGATCGTATTCAGATCCCTGGTAATCGCTCTTGCGTGTGAGAGGTGTCCCTGGGAACGGGATCAGAGTGTTAACGTCTACACGGTCGGGCTTGTTGGTGAGGATCCACTCCCGCGTAGCTTCCATGCTAGCCATGTCTTCGCCTGGCAATCCCAAGATGAAGCTGGCCTTGAACTTGATACCTAATGTTTTACACCAGGCCAACGCTTGAGTATCCTGCTCAATAGTTGTGCCCTTGTGGATGGCGTTCTTAATGCGATTGTCTGCCGACTCGACACCGGCCAACACTTCAATCAGGCCAGCGTCTGCGAGCTGCTTAAGGTACTCAAAGCCACCTTGATGACTGATGACATCTGTTCGCAGGAAGCAGCGCCAGATCAGCCCATACTGTTTAAGCACTTTCATGATCTCGAGCGTGCGTGGTTTGTTGAGCGGCAAGATGTCGTCGTAGAACATAACGCCGGTGTGACCGAGGTCAGTTATTTCACGCAACTGATGATCTACGATCTCCACCGGCTCATAGCGTACAAACTTGTCCCAAATGATTCCATTGCGCCCACTCTCGCAAAAGGCACAGGCCATAGGACAGCCACGGCTGGTAAATACCGTAGCCGTGCGGTGCTGCTGACCATTGTGGTCTTCCAAATATGAGTGATACCGCTCGCCCCAGCGGCGCACAGGGGGTAGGACCCATCCCAACGGGCCGGGCGTGATCTTGGGCGACAGCAGGCCCACTGAGTCAAAGTCCAATATTTGACGTACGGTCGAGGGGCTGTCTGATTCTCCAGCTACTACTAGATCAAAGCCAAGCTCTTCAGCACTCTCTGGACGCGCCCATGGGCCCGCCCCTCCGAACACCACTCGGGACTTGGTCCAGTCCCGAATGATGTCGGATAGGCGTCTAACATCATGCATTTGGGGGGATGTTGCAGAGATCCAAACTTGGTCATAGTCTCCGTCCTCGGGGAACTTATCTACACTTAGATCGCGAAAGTCTGTAGTATGACCAAGCGCTTCCAGTTGCGCAGCCAGATACCACAGACCTAATGGCGGGTACACCATCGGATCGATCAGGAACGTAGATTGAGGAAAGACCAGACCAATATGCATTTAGTAGCCCTTTCGCTTAGACTTCCGCTTCTTTGCCTTCTTGCGAGCCATAGTGGCGCCTAGCGCCAGCCCGGCTTAGTGCTGCCAGTCAGGATGCCTGGCTTGGCCGGACGCGTGTAGCATTGCATTTATTGTCTCCTTTCAATAGGGGCCGGTGAGGTCAAGCTCTTCACGATGGTTTCTGCCATTTGGCGTTGACCGAAGGTGGCCTTTGAGCCAAAGTAGAACCCGAGCAGTAGGGCCCATGCGCTGGCAAACAAGTCAGGGATGTGCCGGTCGGCGATGACAAGGTAGCAGAGTACTCCTGTCACCCCCAGGGTCATGGCGCCTTGAATTAGTACGCTCTCCTTCAAAAGCGAGATGAGCTGGTCGAAGAGCCACACAATGGCGCCTACTGCGGTGGTCGGTCGGGACGTGCTAGGATCTGAGGACATTTGCAAACTCCGTTTCCCAAAACGTGGCGAGTGCTGGCCAAGTGTACTCTAGTGGATGCTGCACACTGAAGTCTTTGGTGTTGTTGGCCAACAACTCTCGAATGATTGCCTCACTCCAAACACCATCATCGACGGGCAGAGGCAGTAGTTGTGCGTCTGGAGCGGAGGCCCAAAGTTCGGGCAAGGCATCAGCTGTTGACGTAATCAGTGTACAGCCGGCCGCCACACCCTCCAAACAGGACATACTGAATCCTTCCGTAGGTTGAACAGGATCGCACGGATACACCATTAGTCCAGAGGCGAGCTGTTCACGAGCAAGCTGCCACTGGCCCACCCCACCATGCCACACGATGCTTGGCGTTGGAGCCTTTTGAGCAGCGTCGATCAGGTGGGCGCGATCAGCAGTATGCATCGGATAGCCCTTGGCCTCTAGATCGAAGGTCGTAGCGAGCCACTTAGCAGTATCGTAGAACACATGCAAGGTGGCATCTGGTACGGCCTCAACAATCGTAGGCCACATGCGGAGCAGGTGGTGCAGGCCACGATCGGGTGACGATGAGTAGATCACACGATGAGGTTCACGAACTACCCCTTGCGTGTAGCGCATCAGATCGACAGCGTTAGTAAAGCGTGCGCGCTGCTTCTTGGTGTCGATTTCAGGATACAGCTGATGGAAGCGCTCAGCATGCCAGTTTGACGGATGGAAGTACAAGTCGACGGCATGATCGAACACTCCAATGTGCGCATCATTGAGCTGGAAGGCCATCACGTGGACCTTAGCCCGATCGGCATAGCGCAGTGCGAGCGATGAGTCCCAGGAGACGAGGACGTCGCAACCTAATGCCGTTACAAGGTCAGGGTAAAGCTTGGTCGGCAGGTAGTCAACGTCCTCGTAGGTCCCAGGTCGCGCCACATCGTGGAACACGGTGACATGGTGGCCACGCGCTGCAAGCTCGCGGGCCATACTAATCATGGCGGTCTCACCGCCGCCGATCATGGCCTTGGAGTTGGGGTCGCGTAGATCCGTAGGAAGGAACTGGCCCCAGTATCCATAACCAGACGTAAACGTAATCTTCATTACTGTACCCTCTCCATTGCGATCAGCCAGTTGAACCACTCATAGCCCTCATGAATGGCCTCTGGTACTTTGTAAAAGGCTCCCACGGTGAACCCCATACCCTGAACATTGGCCACTAGCTTATTCACATCGTCATCCGTAAACATGTTGATGTGGAAGTGGTGCGGCTGAACTTGGTCAGCTACAATCTTGGCGTCTGGAAACTTCAAGGCCATATACTCAAAGTAGGAGGGGTAGCCAGCAGCCCTAGTGTGGCTCTCACCAAGTGCAATCCCATCCTCGATGTGCTGACCCTTCGGTAAGCGCCACTCTTCAAAGATGGTCATGACCAACACCCCACCAACCTTAACCACGCGAGCGGCCTCCAGCGTGGCTCTAAGCGGATCGCGTAGGTGCTCATGGATGTCGCCCATGATCACCAGATCGTATGATTCAGGTTGGATACCGGCCGCCAACAGGTCATGAGCATCGCCCTGGACAAAGTTCGGCAACGGCCAATAATCCATGTCGAAGTGCGTAACATTCAGGTTAAGGCCAGGAGGCATATCACGAACACCCAGGGCCGCAGGATCATCACAGCTCCCAATGTTAAGCACTTTCTTGGGGGGCTGGTACTGCTTCGCCCACCATCTCTGAAACGACATTCTCGGCCCCAGGAAGTTGATCTCCGAGAACACCAACGGGAGCGGGATCGACTGATTGTTGAAAACGAGACTCAAAGAATTGAAGCCATTCGCCAGCAATGTCGTCCCAGTGATACCCACGTGAGTGTTCCTTTCCATCCTGGCTAAGTCGCTGCCAGCGGTTGTAGTTTCGCAGTTGCGATAAGCTGTTAAGGAAGTCGTTGGACACGATGCCACCGACTACGGTCTCAGAAAGTGCTCCCTCTGGGGAGCACAGGACTGGCAGACCACAGGCCTGGGCCTCCATGGCTGTAATGCAGAAGGTTTCAGGCCAGTAGGTGGGGTACCATAAAGCATGCGCCTGACGGAAGACTGCTGCCAGCTTAGGCCTAGGTAACGGCTCATGCATGTACACATGCTCCATATGCTCAGGCAATGGCAAGTATGGCGTCTCAGTCTCTGGCGCCCAACCGTAGATAGCTGAGCGGCCATACACGTGGAGTTCCAGATCTGGCCACCTCAACCTGGCCTGTTGAAAGATCTTCGCGGCCAGAGGCAATCCACGATCGGGATTGCTCGCCCACACAAGCATGTTTGGATCGCGCACCTCGCGTGGGTCGAAGTAGAATACGCTAGGATCTACGCCATTACGCGTACGCCACTCAGCTTGTGGCGGAAGATGCCAGGCTCGCCCTTGAAACTCGCTGATGCTGAAAACAGCGTTGGCGGCAATGTTGACCCCGAACTGCGGCATGTCGTGAAGCCACAAGACCCGATAAGGCGTATTCCAGGGCTGTTCGAGTACTTCAATCCAACGACTGGCCACTACTACATCCCACTGCTCGGCCAAGCATTGGCCCAATTGCGTACCATGGCGGTACTCTACACCGTCATAGTTTCCGGGCTGCCCAGGTGACAGCACTACCACCTGGGCCCCCTTACGTACGAGGCCGCGAGCAATGTATACCACCGCAGCCTCCGAGCCGCCTAGAGAGTCGGTATAGACAGACCCTCCGTGCCAACTCTTTCCCTGCATTACTGGCGCAATCAAGATCCTCACTTTAGTCTACCCTCCGCAACAAGCCATTGTCCTTCAGATACTGAAAGTGCGCCTCGCCGATTGGCACTTGGGCCAGGTGAGTACACTTAACATCTGTGTTCCCCCAGATGGAAATACCTGCATCTCTGGCGCGCTCACAGAAGTACAGATCCTCGCCCTTTAGATCCAAGAACTCAAACCATGGACTAAGGGGTGTATGATTAGCAGCGACAAAGTTAACCTTTTGTTGGAGGTCTCCACGCTCTGGAAATAAGTCCAGCAGTAAGACCTCCAACTCTTTTAGATACTGCTTATGGCGACGCTCATGCTCGGTAAAGTGGTCTTCCATCTCTTTAAAGGCCGAACACTTAATGGCTAAGCATCCACCACCAACAGCATCAAATTGGGACAGGCCGGGAGCGTAAGAATCTACAGCCCAATATAGGGGCGAGGGGCTGCCGGCGAATTTCTCTTCGAGGGCCAACTTATACAGCTGAGGTGTGTATGGGGGGCGGCGGCTAAAGTAGAGCCCGGAGACGATCTTGAGCTCCATAGCCTGTTCGATTAGGATGCCAGCATTATCAGGAATGAGCACATCGTCGTCGATAAAGAAGGCCACATCTTGGTCATTCGTGATGGCCTGTCGAACTAGCTCATTCCTAGCCTTCCCAACTGTGATCATGTCGATCTCTCCAAATACAAAAGTATGTTGCAGAGACTTCAACTGCATTGCCGTTACTGATCGATAAAACTCTGGCGGTACTGTGCCTCCGTGGGGAACACAGACGATTACTTTTGCCATACTACCCTCCGAATAGCCAGAGACTGGGAGGAGGGTAAGAGACCCCAGTCCCTGGCTACTATATTAGAAGCGCCCGACAGCCATTGGACTGGTCGGGTTGTACACCACTAGCGCATCGCCCAGACGCGTACGCGGACACCCTTCGCGCCGTTGGCCGTGGAGCTGTACGGTGCGATGTAGATGGCAGAGTTGTCAGCCGTGACCAGCACGAAGTTGATCGGACCGACAGACGTACCGATCGCCATGATGTTGATCATCGCCGGCGGAACGCCCAAGCTGTGAACCACGGGCCCAGTCGCGAACGCGAGCAGGTTCGTGTTGGGGGGCGAGGCGATCAGCTGAGCGTCCGTGCGAGCCGTATCGTAGACCATCGTGCTGTCGATCTGACAAAACCCAACGTTGCTCATACCAACCACGAACTGGTCGTTGGGGCCCATACCGGGTTGAACCCGATCCATGAGATAAGGAGGCATTGTCGTCGTGTCCTTTACGCCGTTGCCGTGTTGTAGATCCAGCCGTGGGCGGTCGCGCCCTTGTGGACTTCCATGGTGTATTCACCAAGGATCTCGTACCACTTAAAGTCACCGGTGACCGGCAACTCACGACTGGAGAACTGGCGGCCATTCAGTGGGCCGATGCCGATCTCATCCTTGGTCAGGACGAGAACATCACTCGGACGAAGCCAGCGATCCTTGTAGATGTCCAGATCGCCGAAGTCTGACTCGTAAGTGGTCACATAGTTGCCCGCAGTGCGCTCGTCGCGCGTGGTGCGAATGCGGGGCGTGGCCCATCCAGAGATCTTGCGCTTGTTGAACCCGTTCACGAAGATGGTATCCGGCATGCCGCCGACCTCCCAAATCCTTTGCAGGGCGTTGTTCAACGTGATCTCGGTAAGCTCCCCACCGGCCAAGTTCTGCACCGTGTTCCAGGCATTGGCAACACCGGGCAAGAAGATGTACTGGAACAGCCCACCCATGGTACTCTTGCGCGGCGGGCCGTTGGCGGCGGTCTTCACGCCGTACACCAGGTTAAGCTCCATGTCGATGGCGAGCTGCTTCAGGACCTTCTCGATCTGGTATGACCACTCAGAGGCATAGCCATAGCGCTGGATCGCCTGCATGGTACCAGAGACCATGGTCCAGTCCTTGAAGATCTGCGTGAAGTTCGACGGCTTGACAATCACCGTCTTGGCGGCATCCGTACGGGCTACACCCGCCTCTTGTGCGGCATGACCCAACTTGCGCCACGTTGAGCCGTTGGCCTGGTTGGTGTCGTTCGAGTCGCCGAGGCCCGCCGTAATCTGGAGGGTGTCAGCGCCAGGCCCACTCTCGACGCGCATGACGTTGTCACCGACAATCACCAAGTCGTCAGAGACCAAGTACTGTCCCTGCCCAGCGGCAAGGATAATAGTGCCCGAGCCTGCCGTGTAAGCGGCGGCAAGCGTTCCCGATCGAGGGCGGAGCTCATCTTCCAACCATTGATGTTCCAGTTGGTCGCACGGCGTCTTGAGAGAGTCCTTGCCGATCAGATCGAGAATGGGCACCTCTTCGGGAGACAGCTGATCGATGACATCAGACACATCCAACTTGATGTTGGTCGTATCCGTCACCGACAAGATGTTCCCGCGTTTGACTGTAGGAGGCATCTGTTACTCCTCTTCGGAGGCCCCTGTTAGCACCTTGCTAGGGTCGCGGCGGATAGCCTCAAGCCTAGCATAGCGCCCAGCAGGGGTCTTACCACTCTTCTTGGCTAGCTCCTCAAATTCATCCTTCTTCGCCTGTACGCGCTGCGTCCTGGTCCTGCCGCCAGTGTCTACACGGTCATCGTCAGCCTCACCGGCCGGCGGGGGCGCAGTCTGGAGCTTACTCAGCGCCGCACTTTGCTCACGTATAGACTCCCCGAGCGCTCGGGACTCGTTCTCCATCTTCAACACACGCGCCGCGAGCTTCAGCTCGGTCGGCGTATTGAACTCCAACACGCTGAGTTCTTCGACCGTAAGGCCGTTTTCCGCAGCCGTTGTAAGCAAAAGGTTTTCGCGAGCCAGGTCGTTGGCATAGGCCTCCAACTCCTGCTCGCGTGTCAGCTTTCCAACCGGTCGTGCGGGCGGCTCAACTTCTCGCCGCCGCTGCACAGGGGGTGTCGCAACCACCTTAGGCTGGGCCTTAGTATTGGCGAGCTCAGCTTCAACTCTCGCCAATTTCTGCTCAACTGTTTCATTGTCTAACATTTTACCCTCTCCTTAGCGAAGCCCCTTAGGCAAGAAGCCTGTGCGCTGTGGCTGAAAACCAATCGGGCCGGGGGGAGTTGGAAGCGCCGGTGGCGTGGCTCCAGGAGGCACGACAGGGGACTCGGTTGTAGGCTGAGGTGGAAGGGCCGAAGTAGGCTCAGGCGTTGGATTCGAACCAGGCGTAGTTCCACCGACTTGGTCTGGTGGCGTCTGGCCCCACCAGTAAGTGTAATCGTTGTCGTTGTAGAAGTAGGCATAGTAGGGAAGTGATTGCCTTAGAGCGCGACGAGCATCGAAGTAGGCTTTAAGCCTAGCCCACTCATCAACATGCTCACGGCGCCAAACCGTACGATCGGCTGCCGACATGTCGTAGTAGGCGCTGGACAAAGCACTGAGCTCTGGGCTGGCTGCGGCATCGTATTGCGTCTTTTGCTGCTGCGCTTGCGTCCACCAATCTGGATGGGCCGCAACTGCTTCGCGCTGGGTTTTGGTGAAGAAGCCTGGGACGCTGCTATCACCACCACGGCCGCCTGATTGCTGTGGCCCAGTGAACTTATCTGGATCGGCAACTGGACCATTGACTTCGCCTTGCGTAGGATCATTGTTGCCGTACCACTCTTTGTAGTCATCGTTTCGATAGAAGTAGCCATAGTAGGGTAAACCGTGTGCGGCTTGGCGTCTAGTGTTAATGTATTCAACTAGCTGCTTCCACTTGTCACTATTCTGCTTACGCCAAAGTTCCTGCTCGCCGTAATCAAGACCAAAGTACTTGGTCATGACCTTCTCTAGTATAGGATCACGACTCTCAGAGTATAGAGCTCGTTCTTCTTGAGCCTTATCCCACCAATCAGGATGAGACTGGCGAGCCTCTGTTAACTCTGGATTGATTAGGCTCTGTTCGTGCGCTTTTAAGTACTTCAGCGCTGCACGATACTGACTTTCAGTATATTGCAGCAAACTACGAGCATCGGTACTTAAGATTGCAGCCAGGATAGGATCATCAAACACTTCCTGGTTGTACACACTCTGATTGTAATGTTCCCAGAAGTTGGCACTGGCGGAGTTGAGTGTGCCGTAGTACTTCTCCATCAATGGCGTCCACTCAGGCCTAGAGCCTGAGCCGCTATCAAACGCCTCTTTTTGCTGATCGTACTTCCAGAAGTCTCGATCGAGCTGTTTGTAAACCTCGACCACTTCCTGAGTGGGCTTAGCATCGGCGTATTTGTTTACATCTACGCCAGATCCAATAGGCCGCGCCATTGGACCACGACCACGTAGCGCATCCACACTCTGGTGTTGTGGCGGCCTACTTACTGTAGGATCTATCTGACCAATATTGTCCGCCGCCAAGCGCAACTCTCCAGATGATAGTCTCTTAATGTGGTCTGTAAAATCAACTCCATCTTTTAGGTGCAAGCGATTGCGAAGCTCGCGCCGTGCATCGGGCAGAAGGGTGTAATAGTAGTTGACTACACTCTGCTGAAGTAGCTCATCAGGAGTCTTGGTCGTATCATACATACCTGGGGCCATCATGTCAAGCGGCCCACCAGATGATCGATCACCATTGCCTTGCATGTACTTTTGACGAGTACCGTAGTCCTCGGTCAGCTCCGGTCGATACTCGCCAATACCGCCTAAGAAGTTGGTAGCCGGCACAGGACCATAATCGCCAGAGCCCTGGACAATCTGATCTCGAATCTCAAATGGCAACCCGTTCTTGCGAGCGTCTTGAACAAACTCTGCAGCCCTCTTAGAGGCATCCTCTGGAGACATACCTGCCGCAACATCCTCTTCAATGTGCTTCTTGGTTGCCTCATAAAGCGCAGCCTTAAACTCCTCAGAGGTAGGATCCTGTAGGGCGGCGGCTAAGTCGTAACCAGGCTGCAGGCGCCGATCGTTTAGAATCTTGGCAAGCTCGGCAGGTGTACGGTAGCGGTTTCGATAGCGATCATATAGATCGGCCGATACTGGATAGCCCCACTGCTTTGACAGTTCGGGAACACTAGTCAGAAACTCCTGGTAGGCCGAGCTGTACGAGTCCCAGTCTATCTGACCATCACCGTCGGCAAACTCACTAGGCTTAGGCTCCTGGTCCTCTAGGTGCTTCAACACCCGACCGCGCTCTCCTGTGCCTGGCGCCGCAAAGGTGGTAGTATCCCTTTGGCCAGGTTCACCATTGGCTAGTACCGCAGCAATCTCCCCAGCACGCTTACCCTGGAGGTCTCCGTATTCGTCATCGAAGGGCGTCAGGCCCTTAAGCTGTGGGTCGTACTTCTGGTTGATCTTTAGGACCGCGTCGCTACGCTTGCGCTCCTGCTCGGGGTCAAACAGTCGATAATAAGTCGACATGTATGGATACACCGAGTTCTGATCAAACTCACCAGACCTAGTCTGCTCATTAGGCAGAGCTGCCGTCTGTCGAATGCGTTGTTCGCCTGGCGAGGCATACTTGAGTGAGAAAGGCACAACAGTACGATAGGCCCTAAGTCGATCTGTTTGCGATTGCACAAACTGCTGCGCCTGCTGGTACAAGGGCGACTCGGGATCGTACTGAGCCAGCTGCGCCTCTTCAGCAGTAATCTCGCCTTCAGCGGCCATCTCGGCCAAGCGCCGATTGGTGTTGTAGTCTAGCAGGTCTCGATTGGCCTCACCAGGCGCCATGCCTACAGCGGCCTGCAACTTATCCAAAGCCTCACCAAGGCCAGGCAACTGCTGTAATGGCCCAAACATGTCGCCTTCTAGGCCAGGCTCTCGAAGGCCTACAGCCTCTTGCGCCTTACTGATCCAAGGCCAAGGTCGAATGCCTGTCAGAGACTCGCCACGTACCATTCCTTGAGCAAACTGCTCAAAGGCGTTTTGCGGCTGAGATTGACCAATAGGTTCAAACGGCTGACGGAACTGCGCACCTGGACCATAGGTCTGGGACGGGTTCCAAGCATAGTACCCAGGGCGTAAGAAGCCCAAGTGTTGAAGCACATCCTGGCCAGGCAATGGAGTAGTATCATCAAACCGGCCAGTCAAATTGCGCTGGTAGTTGGTAGCCTCAGCAGCCTGCTTGTATCGATACCAGGCACTTAACAAGCCTGGGCGCTGGACAAATGCCTGAGCCCAGAACAGTGGATTGCGCAACTGCCAAGTTGTAAAGGGCGAATAGTAGCGCAGCAACTCTTCCCAATTGCGCTTGGAGGCGTAGTCAAACAGGATACGGTTGACTTCCTGTGCCGCATAGAACGCTGCGTCCTCAATGGACTTAACCCAGCGCTTGTAGACTTCCTTAAAGGCCTCCTTAAAGGCCTTCTTTTGCTCTTCAGACTGCTTACGATAGCCGGCGCCTCGGCGAATCTTCTCACGAGCCTGCTCGCGCCAGGCATTCATCTCAGCCTTACTCTTCATGTACTCAGAATCTGCTTTGGCCTGAGCTGTTGCGCGCTGGGCTATGTTAGAGTCTTCCCAGATTGCCTGCTTTGAGTCTCCAAGCCGCTTCGACATCCAATCGCCTAGTGTCCCCTTGTACCTTGAAGGCGGCACTACTGACAAGTCAATAAAGGTCAACGTGAACGAGTCGTCAGCATTATTATCCTTCAGCCAACGAGCCAGCTTGTTCATAGCCTCTTCAGTACCACCAGCCGCCCAGGAGTTATCATCATTCAACACAGCCTGTAGATCACTGGTATTATAATCGTATCCAGCAGTCTTCAACATCTGATTGTGGAACGATGTAGAAGTCGACCAAACCACTCGGCCATCAAACAACACCGCCATAATGGGCTTAGGCCCAGTACCTCGCATACCATCACGGTAGGCCTTGTTGAAAGCTGGATCTCGACCTGTGGCTGGCGAGATAAACACGCCATCCTTGTATACTTCGGTACCATTCTTACGTACCGAGAGCGGCACAGGCGCCGTACCTACATTGCCAGCAAAGTCGCTAGACAGCTTACCAGATTGCCAATCGCTAAGCGCGCCACTAGTGCCGTTGATTTGAATAGGAGTCTCGCCTGGTAGGCCCACATCGCCTAAGGACTTAATCACCATCTGGATGTCGTCGCCACCAACTGGCTGACCGGCATAGTTGCGCACTACAATGGTAGTATCGCCCTTCGCCTTGTTGATAAGAATAAAGCGATCGCCCTCACCCAGGTCATGGATCTTCATGTACTCAGGAGTAATGTCGCCCGGGAATGGTACCTTGCGAGGCGACAGCTTGTCGATTGACCCAACGAACTGGTACTCAGGATCGCTCAACATCATACCCGTAGCCGTCAACGCCTGCGCCGGTTGAGCAGGCTTATCGCGTAGGCTCAAGTCCCTAGCAGCGTTGGGCAAATCTGTACCATAGTACTTAATAAGCTCACCAAGAGTGCCAGGTTGTTGATACACCTGACCTGGGCGTGCAGATAGGGTTGGCGTAGAATCTGGCAAATTGAGCTCTTTGATAGCTCGCAAGACCTCAGCTGGATCAACCTCCTCCATTTCAGGAATGGTAATACTATTACCCATTCCCTCACTCTGAACGAGATAGTCACTCAGGTCCAAACCAAGCCGCTTTGCCGTGGCTACATGATTTACGTCTCCACTGCCAAAGACCCAACCAGTCTTAGGCGACCACAGGCCACGCATACCCTTTTCTAAGGCCTGTGTGGCTGGGGCTTTGGCGCCTACCGATAGGCCCTTAGCAAGCTCACCAAGCGTGGGATCGGAGTCTAGAACCTCGCCACCATAATCATCTGGATTGGTGTCTCCCATAGCCGTACCAAAACCACCTGGGTTGAACTCTCGAATACTAGAGGTAATTCGACTATCTGGTGACTCGCCACCTTGGATAAGTGCCTGAGCTAAAGCCTGCAACTCCTTAGGCTCCAACAGATCTAAAGCATAATTGTTACCAGCCTGTCCAGAAATAAAGGTATGGTCATCATATCTTGTTAGATAAATCAATTGTACATCGCCAAAGAGGTCCTGACCAACAGCCGCAGCCGCCGCAATATGAGTTTCACCACTAGCTAATCTGCCAGTAGCCGGATCAAAGACTACGGCTCGTTGTGGCTTGTACCGAGCTACATCATAGTTAGGCGGTGCCTGTGCACCTGTAGCTCCGACATCGGGACCAGCTTTGCGGAACAAGGAGGCATAGGCTTCATACACTTCTTTTGGCAACTTATCAGTACCAAACAGCTGCTTGATACGATCAATCACGCGGCCAAGCATGGCCTTCAAGCGGCCCCAGAACTCTTTCAGCTTACTAGTTGGCGCTTCGCCATTCTTGAAGAAGTCTCCACCGCCGGCCGTGTACAGCTCTTCAACAGTGGTCAACTTCTTCATCTGCGCCTTGTCCAAACCTGCACTACGTAGGCTTTGGCGCAAGGCTTGCCACTCACCCTTTGCTAGGCCGGCACGCTTTTCAAACTCCCACTTGGCCCAATCAGGTAGCGCATCAACCGTAGCGTGCAACAACTCTTCTAAGCCAGTCCAAACATCGGCGTTCTTGCTAAGCGCTCGCTGGATCGCCTTGCCATCTGGCATAAGCTGCGTACCACCCAGCTTCTCGCCACCCTTCCCCTTTTGGAACAATTGCACGCCCTCGGCCATCAAGTCCTTGGCCATCTGTGGCGGAATGCGTAAGCCCTTGACCAAACCGTTACGAGCCTCAACAGCCTCAACTAAGGCCTGCTTAGCCTCTTCAGCGGTCTCAAAAGCCCCAACTTCTTTATGCCCATCAGAGGCACTTACAAAGGCGACATAACCACCCTCAGGCTCAATACGTGAGTCAAATGTCACCCCACCTAATTCTACAACATTATGGGTTTGATAGCTATAAGCTGGAGAGTTATTCAATCGTGCAACCTCTATCCAGATACCTTTTGCACTCCCCGTGGCGCTCAACGTAGTTTCCTCAACCTTTGCGCCCCAACGCTTGCCGTAATCGTTTAGGTAGTTTACCAGCTTGGTGTTATAAAACTTGTTAATACCAGGCCCCATCTTGTCAGCATACTCAGATTCCCACTCCTGAATCTCTATAATCATCTCAAGATTGGGCAGCACAAGCCACTCAGCACCTCGCTCAGCGGCGTCACGTAGGCCTCTACGCAGTACCAGGTCCGACCAGCTCTTCATCCACGGCCCCTCAGGTACCTTGTGATCCATCCTGAAGCGCAAAGTAGTGCCCTTCATATACAGCTCAGCAAGCTGTCGGCCCTCATCCAGCAACTTATTATCACCAAGTATGGCCTCAACAGCTTCAAGCTTACTAGTCCTGTTACTCGATGAGGGCCCTCGAAAGGTGTCAGAAATTAGAGTATTCCTAAGGCGCTGCAAAGAGTTTTCAAATGAGTAATTGGGCGGGACTACGCTATAACCCGCAACATACATCTTAACAAGCTCCATCACTTCGTCAGCTAGTGTTCGACCCTCGAAATCCGAGCCACGAACGCGCCCCCACTGGTCAATATATGTAGCGTCATTGTACTTCTCAAGAGCTATTTCCGCATTACGAGTTTCAGCATCAAGCTCACCCAGAAGCTTCTCATGCTCGGCAGTCTTCTCTGCGGTAATATATCCCCTGTCTGGATTTTGACCAGCTTCATGCCAAGCAGATTGTACTTCACCCAAGAACAGGGCCTTTTCGCCATTGACTGTTTGGCGCATATCCGAACGATAGTGCGCTACCGTATTAGTAGTATTAAAGTGCGGCTCCATAAACGGCCGCTGGTGATATGGCTGGATCGCTGTAGGATCAGGCTGAGCCCCCATCTCATCATTAAAGGCCTCCTGGTCAGTAAGCTCTCGCAGTGTGTTATTTGGCGACTTAATGTTGATCAGCGCCTCTTTGTAGCCTGTGCCGTAGCCAGATAGCCAGTAGTCTTCAAACTCAGTGAGTCCGTGTCCACCAACACCGGTCATCTGCTGGGCCTCCTCCAAGTAGCCGACCAGCCAATGACGAATTACTGTAGGAGCCTGAGCCAGGCCTTGTATAGACTGCTCGTGTACAACCACCTGCCCATTGAGCCATATTTCAAGCTTAAAAGCGCCATCGCGTTCAGGTTGTACATAAGCTATGGCATTCTCGTTGGGATCTGTAGCGCTAAGATTAAATCGCACATACGTTGAGCCTTCTGGAAGTCGGTCGCCATAGGGAATATCAGGAGCATCATTATTATATGGCAACAAGGTCAGACTTTGACCTTCTAAGGTACTAGCCTCGGGCGCCGCCCCAATAATATCTCGGAGCCAAGCACGTATGGCGCCTTTAAGTTGAGGTTCGTCAGTTATAATAGGCCACTGACCGCCTGTAGGCTCACTAAGCTGATTTCCAATCCACACTTCAAGCTTGTAAGTACCATCGCCTTGAAGTAGTCCATAGGCGACTACCACAGCATTACGAGTCATAGCCTCTTCTGGCATCCACAATCTGGCTGCGAGCGACCCCTTAGGAATCTGTCGACCGTTAGGCAAAGTCCCAATATCGTCCACCGGAGTCTCGTACATGTAGATCGCTTGATCTTCGGACCCCTCACGGAGCATAGCCATACGCTCGTCACTGCCATATTCCCTACGAACATCATCAACAACCTCGATCATTCTATCTTGAACAGCCTCGAGTACATCTTGTTTGCGCAGTGTACCAGTCGCGCGATCCAGATACTCGCCTACACCAGACCACTTCAGCTCCTCCAGCTTTACGCCACCCTTAATCAATGCCGCCTTGAGCTGTGCGCCGCTGAATCGCTGTATCTGTAAGCCCTTCAGTACATTCTCCAGCTTGGAGTAGTATACCGCCGCACGACTACCTTTGCCACTGGTCTGATAGAAGTCAACTAGACCCTTATTAGACGTAATAATACCGTGCTGCTCGTACCAATCAGTAATTGGCTTGCCAGATTCACGCGCCCAGAAGGTCGCCATCTCATCTACAACGGCCGAGTACACAGCAAGCTCATCATCAGACAAGTTCCAAGCAGTTTTGGCGGCCACCATCATCTGATCACGCAGCTTGTCAGCTTTCGAGAACTGCGTATCACCTACAATTCGCTGGGCAACCGAGCGAGGAATGCCAAAGTCCTCGCCATACTTGCTGGCAAGCATGTCAGTAACTTCGGCAATCTTACCCTGATCTACCATATCCAACAAGGACATGGCAATCTCGCGAGGATCCGCCCCTTCCTGAGTCGACAACTGATCAACAAAGTTGCCAATGATCGCATTTGAGGCCGCGCCGCCAGCTAAATACTGTGTTAGCTGCTTAATCAAGTAAGGCTGGGTAAATGAGACGGGCAAAATACGCCCGCCAGCGAGCTCTGCCATGTTGGCGGCCCGCTCCTTCGGCGAAACAAGACCGGCGTTGGCGCCAGGCACAGGGGGCCGGCCTAAGGGCCCCAGGCCCTCGTTAGCCAACTGGCCCAACGTGAGGTTTTGGGGCCCAGCAGGCGTGTCAAGCATCACGGGCAGCTCTTCAGGCGCACTAAGCTCCACCAAACGCTTACCAAGCTGTTGCAAACGCGACCCATTAGCGTCCGAAATCATGTCTCCAGATTGAATCTCGATGCGTTCGTCATTGGCCCGGATGGTAATATCGGCTTTGTCGAAGACTTCATCGACTTTGCCCTGCGCCAGCCAGCTGTCAATAACCGTTTGAGCCCCGGGAGCTACTGCCTCGGTCAGCTTCTCCTCTGGGCCGCGTGTACTAGCAATGTTTGCAGCGGTGTAATCCTCATGGAGACGTTCAGCCGCCTTAAGCGCAGTGTCAAATACCTTGTCAACCTCCTGCTGGAACGTTGGATTGTCTGCATCATCCTTGTAACGCCATTGAATTATCTCAAGACCTTGAGCAATCTCGTTCAAAAGGGCCTCAGCAACAGGCTCAGTTGACTGATAATCGTATGCCGCAATGTTAGAAACCGGCACTGACTGCCCAGAATACGTAGTCTCCCACCGTTTCAGGTCCTTAGCCGACTTAATCAGGCCAGGATTACCCAACGCCGACATCAAATCGGGCGGCAAGCCGTCCAAACCAGCTGCAAAGGCAACTACACTAGGTCGGAACTCACCCTCCAACTTCACATTGAAGGCCTGCAAGAAGATGTTTGTGCGGGCTGTTGACTCAATCCAGTTGCCAAAACCCCTGCCTGTGCGCATCAAAGCGGCCAAATTCAGATTGCGTAGGATCTTAGACGTCGCGCCCTTACCAGTCAACAGCTTATTCTCGGCCCAAAGCTTGAAGGGTTTACCTGTTAAGCGCTGTAGAGAGTCGGCAATCCCGGCTGGCGAGCCAATGCCGGGAATGGGAATTTGTGCCGTTCTGGATGGATACTCTTCAGACAGGCCTAACGTGTCAAGAATGAAGCCACGCTTGACAGTGTTAGGCAGCGTAACCTCATAATCACCAAGCTGCTCAAGCACCTTATGATCAGTTGGCCAGTCAAACGGATTAGCCGCGTAGCCAGACACAACAGTCTTAATTACGTTGTCGCCCAAGTTTGTAAAGTGATATGCTGGATTGGGCCCAAGCCACAACTCTTTGAGTAGGCTAGTTATATACTCAAAGGTCTGATTAAGCGCCCCACGAGGCTCAGGCGAGAAGCCAAGCTCACGGTTGAATTGTGTCGAGGCTGCCTGGGCCAAGTAAATGCCCAAGCGCTGAGGATCCTTAACTGACTCGACAACAAGTGCCGCAGCCGCCTTAGCATCCTTACCTCTAAAGTAGCTTTTCAGCTCAGTTGCTAAAATGTCTTCAATACTTAGGCCGCCCTTAGCCTTAAAGCGCTCAGCAATCTCAATCAGGGTAGCCTGCTCACGAGGTCCCAAACGGGCCAGCGAGTTCGAACGATCGGCTGTGGAGGCCTCTAACAGGAGTTGTTGGAAGTAGGCCTGAGGATCCTTGTCAGTAGCGGCGTAGCGCGCAGCTAGATTCGAGAAGGCGTCACTAGCCTCATCAGCAAACCGAATCGATTGCGAGCGGGCCGATTGCGCCCACAGCCACTTGGCTAAGTTGCCCTTAAACCAGGGTTGGGCGCCAGACTGATTCTCAATAATCGCCGTGGCCGCCGTACCTGTCTTCGGTGGTCGAACAGTTGTACCGGCGCCCGGTACAGGCTTAACCGCCGTCGTTGGGACCTCTGGCATAACTGTCCAACCATCCGCATCACTCCGGGGGCCGCCAGTCAACAACTTAGCCGCTCGGGCGGCATCGTCTGCCTCATTGGCTGCGCCAGCCGCTCGGGCCGCACGTGCCGCATTGGCTGCGCCAGCCAACACATTACGTGGAAGATGAAGTAGTCCCCTAACACCTTTCGTAATACCCACACCGGCGGGAAAGATCATCTCGACCCAACTCGTCGGTACAAGCCACATTGGGTCAGTCAGTGTCCCCAGTACGAACTCAGCCACTGGATCTTCATTCTTCAACACGGCCTGGCTAAGAGTAAGCGGCGCCACCCAAACCGGATCAGGTGTTCTCGGTGGACTATCAGATGAGACTGAGGGAAAGTCCACACCTGCCGCCCAGTAGCCCTCAACATCATTGATGAACTGTTCTTCGCGTTCAGGATGGAACAGGAAGGTCCAGCCCAGGCCGGCAATGCCGCGCTCGGCCGCAAGCTTCTCAACGGTATTAGTACCCTCTGGGATGAACACCTTGCCAATAACGCGCTCCCAGTCAATAGTGCCGTCATCGCGCGTAACAAAAGCCTCTACGCGATCAAGACGCTGTTGGGCGGCTAACAGCTTAGCCATCGCCACTTCATGATCAGGCTCTGGCCGTTTGTAGCCGGCCAACTCTAAACCGATAAAGGCGGAGCTGCCTCCAAAGCCGGTACTTCCAGGCGGAAACATTTCTTGAAAGTCTTCATCAGCAGGCAGTATCAAGCCCACAGCATATACGGCGGCTTCGACAGCTCGACCAGCCATGTTGAGCACTTGAATCGGATAGTCTATAGCTACCTGATAACTGAGGTCAAAAGCATTCCGCAGACCCACAACCACGGCGCCAGCACCCATCCACATGGCATCGTTGAGAGTCTCAACCAAAGCCTGTTGGCTCACATCCTGTACGTTGCTTGGGGCCGCCTGCCCAGCAGTAGCGGCCGGCACGCCCTGGTCTTGTGGGGGTCTAGTAGGTTCTGGAGGTTGCGGAGTAGCAGTGGCATTAGCCATAGGCGCACCCATGGAGGGCACACCTGGTGTAGAGGTCGGCGCTGGCATGCCAGCCTTAATACTGGGCTTTTGCGTAAATGCCCAGCGCTTAGCCTCACTGGCTTGATCCAAGAATGGCGTATCACCTGGCCGATGTGCACCCGTACCAATATTGGGCCGAGTAAGGGGCCCACGGCCACCAGGACTAGTAGGCCCAGTGGGCCGTGGAAGAGTCTTAGGCGCCACCTTACGACCCTCGGGAATGAATGCGGTACGAGCGCGTTGGGATTGCGCCTTGACCATGAACTGAAACTCTTCGTCTGTGATGTCACCAGGTCTAGTAGGGGGGCGAATAACGGGCATTACTTACCTCCCTTATAGATGCCAGGCCCAGGCTGACCCTGCATTGGGTTCTGACCAGGCGAGCGCGACATGCTAGGTACGTTCTGGCCTGGGATCTGCGGCCCAGCAGGCACAGGGGGCGCGGCGTTCATACTAGGACCGTCCTGAACTGGCCGAGTGCCCGGCTGGGCTGAGCCAGGCATCTGCTGACCACCAGGTGGCTGGCCACCCGCGCCGGGTGGCTGGCCGCCCGGACCAGGCCCGCCCGGGGGCACAGGCCCAGCAGGACCCCCTTGCGGAGCTGCCATCTCTTGAGCGCGCATCTTCAACTCGAGTTGAGCCATTACCTTTTCAGGGTTCAGGACAGCGTCGTTAAACTCGGCCTTCATGCGCTCCATCTCAGCGTCCGGATCTTCCACACCAAGATTGTCTAGCGTAGTCCATAGTGACTGAGCGCCAGTCTTGAACTTATAGATCTCGTTCTGATCATCTTCTACCCCGTTGGACGGCAACAGAGTACCGTAGTCGACATCAACAAAGTAGTCGCGACCAATGGTCTCAGGTGTTAGCGAGATCTGTCCATACCTCCCAAGCTTGTCCTTAACCCATAAGGTCAAGGCAGTATCACCATCGGCGCCCTTAAGGCGCTCAGCAGTGTTCTGGAGGAGGAACTTGATAACGTCACGCAATACTTGGTGACGGAGGGGCAACTTTAGGGAAATGATCTGCTCCAAGGACTGCAAAACGATCCGCAAGCCTACCCCAGTAGCGCCTTGAGGATACTCACCAAAGCCACTATTGCCCAAGAAGGACAGATCCTTCAGGCCGCTAAGGACCGAGGTAATATGCTGCTGAACGGCCTCAGGCATAGGCTGCCACGCGATGGGCAGCAACTCCTCCTCAAGGCCAATCGGGTACACAGCACCCGGTTTCATCTCAAGGGCTTGTGGATCTTGCTGATGGTCGTCACTTTTATAAGCGAGGGGTCTGTGGATGTTTGTAACAATTTCTTCCGCAGCCTCTGACATAATCAAGTTATAATGCTTGTTGAGGTCCGCGACCATGTCCACATCGCCCAACGAGCCCTCGTTGGCTGGGTCCTTGTCGGGGTTGCGAATGTTCTGAAGCAGGAAGAACGGAGGCCGCTTGTACTTATGCTTCTTCTGGGTAAGCATTACCGCGTGGCCGCGGGTCTCTTCTGCCCGCTGGCCCTTACCTAAGCGCTTATACATCGTGTACGCAATCAGGTAATACTCGTCCTTCGACCACAACTCGATCAGGTCTGTGGTACCATCCGTCCCCTCGCTCTGATTGGTGGCCTGCAACTCTACAGCGTACTGCTCCTCAATGTCCTCAATCAAGCGCTCGGGGTCAAATCGGATCACATACAGGTAGTTGTCGGGCTTGTCGTACGTACGATAAACGGGATAGAAGCGCTCTGGTGGCACAGACCTAAACAGGTATGGGCTTTCTGTGAACGCTTTCTTGGTAGTAACATCAGCACCAACACCGACTGTAATTGTTGCAGGTTGGCCTTCTTCTGGCTCCCAAAGCACCTGAAGCACTCCCATACCCTTTTTGGAGGCATTCATCTCTACGTCTTGCCACGGAATGGCCATGTCATCAAACAGCATGCGCAGATAGCGTTCACGATTGCGCGCGTTGATTGACGCTTGAGTTGTGGCCGTCCCCATGGGAATGCGAAGCCGTGGCAGCTTCGACAAGATGGCGGTAAACTTCATTACCACTGCTCGTGTGAAGTTAAACACTAGCTGGAATGAGGTGTCGTCTTCTTCAGATACAGGCTTATCCCAGTGATCGCCATCAAAGAAGCGCTCGTACCAGCCAAACTTGTCGTTGCGAGTTTGGTACTCAGCCTGAAGCTCAACAAACATGCCCCAGATATCGTCAGCGGCATACTTATAACCCTTCTTGGCGTCTGAGGGCGTGGCATCGTTGTCGAAGCCGCTAGTACCTCCTACAGCTTCTAGCTTACCTGCCGTTGGATTAGGGTCTGAGGGCATTGGGACCTATCTCCGTTTCCAGTTGTGGGCAGCACCGTTTAGGCGCTTGCCACGCACATAACCATACCGCGCAACTAGTAAGTACCACAAAGCTTTAATGTGGTGGTTGGGCTGGTTGCGCGGAGGGACATCAGCGGGAATCATATCCTCGTCCGTTGGATCCTTGCGCTTGTACTTGGTGAACTCGTGCAGGATACCCTCGCAAGCCTTGTTGAATTGGACATGTGGTTGATTGGTGACAAGGCCCGTGGTGAGATCAGTATCATAATGCATGAAACTCTTGGCACGTCGAATACCAAGAAGTTGAGGAATCTTAGCCGCTTTGAGTGGAATTCCACCAAACGATAGCCAGCGCTTTTTATCATCTGGAGCTTCAACGTCAATGGCGCCGCCTTTGATCTTGGGCCACCAGGGACGCCTCTTGCCAATCTTGACGATCTCTTCCACACCTTTACCAGTCTCGTAGAGCTCATCAATGCAATATGCCTGCTCTATTCGGTCTTCTGTGTGAGGTCCACAAGCGCAAGCAAGAAACTGATAAACCCCAACAGCGTATGGAGCACTACCATCACTAGGGTCAACAGCGAGATATACAGGAAGCCTAGAATTGTACCTCGCTTGATCACTGACGTGGATGCTTTTGCGGAACTCTCGAAACACGAGACCGATGGGAGGGATGGGGACTGCAGCAATGCGCTCTTCAAACAAGCCCTCAATGCGCCGTAGTGCGCGCTCAATGTTGAGAATCTCTGGGTCGTTGCGTCCACCAGGATAGATGACCCTATTCGTCCAAGAGGGGAGCGAAAAGGCAATTGCATGATCAGGGTTGTCCCCAAGAGCCCACTCGTGAAAAAGGTTCGCATACCAGTTCGCCGAGCCTTCGAATGTACCACACAAGATGAGCCACCCGCGCTTCTCCCCAACACGGGCAACGCACTTCATGTACGACATCTCCGAGTGCTGAGCGGCTTCGCACATGATAATCCCGTCCGGAGCCTTCCCGGCGATCTTCTGCACTTCGGCTGCCGTCTTGGTCTCGATTACTTGGCCCGTCTTCAAGATGATTGTGCATTTGCCAATCTTTGGACGCGATACATCCTGCTTGGAGCGAATGGCGCCCAGCTTGGAGAAGAACTCGACACAGTAATCAAATTCTGCCGTAGCCTGTTCATAGTCGGGACCTACGAGCCAGAAGAGCTGACCGAAGGGGGCTCTAGTGACAAGGAAGAGGCTGCTGGTAAAGGACTTGCCTGCGCGCTCCCCTCCGGCAACGAGTATCTTCCTTCGACGACAGAAAAGGATTTCTCGCTGCTCGTCTCCGGGCTGGAGTCCGAGGATGTCGAGGACGGCATTGATCGTTGTTTCGTCAGAGCCGCGAGAGGTGTCAATTGCTTCAAGTGGGTAAGTAAATTCAACCATGGATCATCCGGGGTCACTGAGATCTTGAGACCCAGTTGCTCGGTCTCACCTTGGACCTGTTGTAAGATTGCGCGGTACTCGGCCGACACCTTTAGGTTCAAGGGGGCGGCATTAAGAACTGGTACACCGCTCTCATCAAGCGCATCGCCGTGCTCGTCTAGGCCAAGCGATACTTCCATACGCTCCGCCAGTTGGGTAAGCCGCCTAATTCGTTCTTCTTTTCGGGCCAGGCCCCAAGTAAGCACAGCCGTACCCTCAGCAGCCCGTCTCTCCGAGAGGAGTCGCGAGAGGTCGGGGTCCGAGCGAATGCTAATCATACAACGCAGGGAGGGGATAGCGGGCCAAGACTCTGTATAGCCTAAAGCCTGTAGACGGCGCAAGGTGTACCCACGAGCTAGGCCAGTCATTAAGCGCTCTAAAATCCAGGCCGGCAAGGTGGTGTGATCATCACACACGAGAGCTTGGGGAGGGAGGGGTGGGTCGCTCAGGGAGATGTAGGCCGAGGGGATAGGTTTGAGGTCTGGCAGCCCTCGAGCCTCCCTAGCCTCAGCTAGGCGCGCCTTGATGTTGGCTACTCGATCTAGTTCACTCATGACAAAACAGTACAATAGTATGGTCTGTAAAATCAACTTACTATATCTTGCATATATATATATATATATATATATA